GAGCAGCGGGCGATGTGAAGTAAATTGGCCGCTGCCTCAGCCTTTGGCGGGCAGTCGTTTGCTCCGTCTTCGATTTGATCTAGACCGTTATTGACGTAGACTTGGCCGATTGCCCCCATATGCTCACCACCGAAAATGTGTCGGCAGTTGCAGGAATGGTTGTCGTCTGCCAGATGCCCGGCCACCCACGGCCCCGGCGTCACACCTTGCAGCCCGTCGCGTATCTCGCGGGCGATCCTGGTGGCCTCAGCGTCGTCTAGTGCGATCTGCTCTGCGGCGGTGTCGGTGGGGTTGTCGGTTGCCATTTTCACTTCACCTTCCCTCTGCTCTTCAACCACGCCGCCTCGCGCTCTGCGACGCGCTTCTGCCAGACATCGGCCTTTTGTGAGAACGTGATAGCCCAATATGGCCCGACCATCTCGCCGTCTGTGATGCTCCAGAAGCGGCGCAATTCGTGGACGGGCAGAGCGAAGGCCAGTGCCGCAGCGACGGCGCGCGGGCCTTCGTGCTGGGGGCCGTGAAACTCGATCGTCGGCTCCGGGTAGGTGTGCCCCGGCCCTCCCTCGCACGACTGACAGGTCTCGATGCCCTGCGAGCGAAGGATCTGGACGTAGTGCGCGATGCCGACGTCGAGCCCGGGCAGATCGAAAGCTTCAAGGCCGTCCAGCGACCCGATTGGCAGTTTGTTATGCGGGTCGGGACCCGCTCCCTTGGCTCTCTGGGTGCTCATCTCTTCTCTCCTGTCAAGGCGGTGTCGGGATTGGGCTTGGGGGTCATTGGCCGTATCGGCGAGCTATCTCGCTCATCCCCGCTGCTGGTTCCCGACCCTCATGCTTGCGCGCGGCTTTGGGGAATGGGGCGCCTCTATGCCGATGGCGACAGATCCGTCTCGATATCGTGGAGGCCAACCACTTTCTTTGCCGCGGGCGCCGCGCTGGGCAGCGTTGGCTGTGGCTCGCCGTTCCACACCCGCAGGCGCTCGTCGATCCCCGCCATCAGCTTATCGCGTGACTTGCCGACCGCCACGCTGTAGACGCGCTGCGCCTCCTCGATCGCGTCGTTCTGGGCCTCCTGGGCCGCCATCAGCTCGGCGAGATGAGCGTCGATGATATCTTGCATGTCGTCCTCCAAGGTGCTTGACATAACAATACGTATCGTTATAGCGTGCGCTTGTCAATAACAATCTGTTATGAGAATGACGCAGAAGCCCTCCTTCGACTTCGCCAGGTTCCTCACCGACAAGTGGGGCGATCCTGACCGGCTACTCGCCTTCTTGCAGGCCTACGGTTACGCCGACGTGCCGCGCCCGACGATCAACCAGTGGTTCCGCCGCGGCAGCGTCCCCGCCGAGCACTTCGCCACCCTGGTGAGCCTGCTCAAGATCGAGACCGGCAAGGATGTCCCGATCGAGGAGTATCTGCGGTGATCGAAATCCGCATGGACGGCCAACCGATCGGCAAGGGGCGGCCACGCTTCGTGCGCGCCACCGGGCGCACCTACACACCCGAGAAGACGGCCCGCTATGAGGACCGGCTGGCGTGGGCGGCGCAGGCCGTCATGGCGGGTCGGCCGCTGCTGACGGGGCCGCTCAACGTCACGGTCATCGCTTATATGGAGGTCCCGGCGAGCCGATCGAAGAAGTGGCGCACCGAGGCGTTGGTCGACGAGCACAAGCCGACCACCAAGCCGGATGCCGACAACATAGCCAAGCTGCTGGATGCTCTAAATAAAATAGTCTGGGTTGATGACGCTCAAATTGTCGCACTTCTTATTTTCAAGAAATATTCGAGTCGACCCAGAATCGAAATAGAAGTGACGCCGATCGCTTGACACTCTATAACAAGCTGTTATTATAGCCGGGCGAACCTGAGAATCGGAGAAACTGAGATGCAGATACAGAAGCACTGGGCGGTCGGCGATAAACTTTTCGACAGCTACGCTGATGCGCGCATCTACATGGTGTCGCGACGCAGCGAACTGCAGCGCGATTTGCTTGTCTACATCTTAGCTGAGAATATCGGCGCTTCTGCGGAAATTCCATTGGCGGACATCGCCGACGCGATCCTTGCCAAGTTCAAGATCACTCCGCGCAAGCCGTGACGCCGATGCCCACCCAGATTGTAGCGGCCGATTTCCTCGCGCGCCGACGCCGGGCGTTTCTGTGGGACGCCCCGCGCGTCGGCAAGACCGGCTCCGCGATCATGGCGGCCGACTACGTCGGCGCTCGCTCGATCCTGGTCGTGACAACGGCCAGCGGCCGTGGCGTGTGGCGCAGAGCCTTTCCGGCCTGGCAGGCGACGCCGCGCCGCGTGCGGGTGCTGGGCAGCGACCCGGAAGGCTCGACCGATGTCGGTATCGTCTCCTGGGGCATGCTGGCTTCGCTGCCGCGGGCGATCGGCCAGCGACCCGATCTGATCATTCTCGACGAGGACCAGGAAGCGACCAATCCCGAGGCGCAGCGCTCGCAGCACATCTACGGGACACCAGTCGGCGACAAAATGCTAACGGCGCGCGCCATCGTTCAACCCGCCGACCGGGTGTGGCACCTGTCGGGCAGCCCCTTCCCGCACGACCTCGGCAACGGCTGGATGCGGCTGCGCGCTTCGTTTCCCGATCTCCTCAAGGCCCAGAACGGCTGGCCGGACGTCACCCGCTTCGGCGATTTCCGCGAACGATACTGCAAGATGGGTCGCAAGAAGTTGCCGAACGGCGAACGCATTCCGGTGGTGCTGGGCGGGCGCAACGAAGCCGAGCTCAGAGAGAGGATCGCCGGCACGTTCCTGCGCAGAACACAGATCGACGTCGGCATCCAGCCGCCGCGCTACGACACGCTGCCGCTGATCGTCTCGGACGCCGAGCGGGCGCGCTTTGCCCAGACACCCAACGAGGCGGCGATTCTCGCAGCCGCCGCAGCCGGCTCGACCTACGACCTCGAGATGGAGCTCGGCGCGCTGTGGCGCCAAACCGGCGTCGTCAAAGCGCGCGCGACTGTCGAGGCGGTGCGCGAGCAGATGCGCTGCGGGCTCGACAAGCTGGTTCTCGCCTATTGGCACCGCGATGTCGGCGACATTCTCGAAGAGGGGCTTAAGTCTTTCGGATTAGTCCGTCTGGACGGGAACACATCGCCGGCGGACCGGGAACAGTGCGAGCGTCGCTTTCGCGCGCCCTCGAACCGCATTTTTCTCGGTCAGATCAAGTCCGCCGGCGAGGCCATCGACCTGTCCGCCGCCGACGAGATGTGGCTGGTCGAGTACGCACTGAGCCCGCGCCTGATGGAACAGGTGTCGAAGCGCATCGTCAACGTCGAGAAGAAGCGCAACTGCTTTGTGCGCGTGGTGACGATCGATCAAAGCGTGGACGACCGAATCGCCGAACGGCTCTTGGATTTGTGGAAGTCTATCAACGAGGTGACGAGATGATCAAGATCGAAATTAGCTGCCTGCCGGAAGAAGTCGACGCGCATCTCAAGGCGCTCGGCTTGATGAAGAAAATCGCTGAGCGACAAATATCGGTTCAGTGGGCCGTCGTCGAGAAGCCGGAGACTGAACAGGAGGCGGTCGCAGAGGCCGAAAACCCTACCTCGTCAAATTCAGCCCCGGAGCAGCCGAGCGTGTCTGGCGACGCCTCTACCAAAGCCGCGGAACCTCAGCATGAAACAGCGCCCGGCGCAGTCGCGATGGACGGCGACCGCGAGCGCGGCAAGGCTGGTCCTGGTCATCGGCGCCGCACCAACGAGCAGATCAAGAGCGACGACGCCTATTTCGCTTCGCTACCCAAGAGCGAACCGCTTGCGCCCGGCTCCGAGGCTCCGCTGATCTCGACCGGCGAAGAGCGGCTGGACTCGCGCGACGCCGCTGACGAAGCGGCTGAGACTGCCGCGCGCAAGAGCGACAAGCCGACGCGAGAGGACCTGCGAGCCGCTGTTGGGCGCTACACCGAAAAGTTCGGCCCCAAAGCGTCGATCGACAACATCCGCCAGATCATCGGCAAACCAATAATCGAAGTGACGGAAGACGAGATGGCGGCGGCGATCGCGCGAGTCGAGAAGGCAACGACCGAAGAGGTGCAGCCGATCAACCCCGAACCGGTCGAAGCGCCGCAGGCGACCAAGGCCGATGTCGTCGAGGCGATCAGGGCCTACGGCAAGAAATATGACGGCGAGTCGGACGATCCCAAGAAGATGCCCTTCACTCAGGAAGACATGCCGAAAATCTTCGCTGCCGCGTTTGGCCCCGGCGTCGTCGGGCTGAAAACAGCGCCGCAGACGCCGGAGGGCCTCGGCAAGGCGCTCGCCGCCGTCAACGCCGCGGTGCGCGACAATCCGTTCAAGCGCGAGGCGAAAGGATGAGCGAAGCGCACCACACCCGCGACCACGAAGAATGGTCAGCCTCGTCGACCGCCGCGAACTGGACCTGTTCGGGCCGCATCGCCATGTGCACGCTCGTCGGCGAAGAGAAGGAAAGCGAACACGCGGCGCGTGGCACCGCTGCTCACACTGTTGCGGAACGCTGTCTGCGGCAGAACGTCGAAGCCGTGGCGCTTCTCGGCGAGACGATTCAGACAAAGCAGCACGAGATCGAAATTGACCAGGAACTTGTCGATTCGGCGCAGACGCATGTCGACTACGTCAAGTCGCTTTCGCGAGCGCCGGAAGACCGCACCTTCATCGAGCAGAAGTTTTCACTGGCGAAGCTCGATCCGCCGTTCGGCGCCGGCGGCACTTGCGACGCGATCGTCCTCCATGCCGACAGTCTCGAAGTGGTCGATCTCAAGAACGGCATGGGTGTTGTCAGCGTCAACGAGAACAAGCAGCTTCGCACTTATGCGCTATGCGCGCTGCTGAACACGCCAGACGCAAGCGGTGTCAAGACGGTCATTTCGACGATCGTCCAACCGCGCGCGCCGCACAAGGACGGCCGCATTCGCTCCGAGACCTATCATGTTGCCGACCTGATCGACTGGACCGTCGATCTGCTGGCGCGCATGAAGCGGTCCAAGCAGGCGTTGACCGAGTTCGAGGCGCTTGGCGGCAGCCGTGTCAAGTTCGACGAATGGGCAGAGACATGGCTGCAGACTGGCGCCTGTACCTTCTGCCCCGCAATGGGCATCTGCCCCAAGCAGCGCAAGGAGGCGCTGTCGATCATGGGCGACACCGCGCAGAAGTGGTTCGAGGAGCCGACGAGCGAAGAGCCACTAGCCATCGGCAACGCGCCGTCGATCGCTTCGCCGGAAGAACTGGCGCACTGGCTTGACGGCTTGAAGGCGCTGGAAGAATGGATCAAGGCGGTGCGCGGCTATGCGCACTCGGCGGCCGAGCGCGGCGTTGAGATTCCCGATTGGGTGATCGTCGATAAGATAGGCAACCGCGCGTACATCGAGAAAGACGAAGCGAAGCTGGCGGCGCTAATCAAGGCCAAGCTGGCGCTGACCGACGATCAGATATTCGAGCGTTCAGTGCGCTCGGTAGCGCAGCTTGAGAAAGTGCTCGGCGCCAAGCGTAAAGCAGAACTTACAGCACTCGAAAAAGTGCTGTGGGAGAAGCCCGTCAAGGGAACCAACCTTGTGCGGGTTGACAAAACCACCCGACCGGCGGCGAAGGGCCTGACCGAGCGGCATCACGAAGAACTGTGAAACGGAGAAACTGAAAATGGCTAGTAGCGAAGAAATCAAAACGCCTCTGTGCCGCCTCTCATACGCTCGTGACCTGTTCACGGCGCGCGCCGCCGACGAGAAGTATCCCGACAAGAACCTCAAGTTTGGCTGCACCCTCATATTTCAAAAAACTGACACGGCGGCGCGCGCCATGTTGGAGAAGTTGGCCGCCGACACGATCGTCGCCGAATGGGGTCCTAAGGGTCTCGAACGGGCGAAGATGAAGCTGATCAAGACCCCGTTCTTTGCCGGTGACGGCCCTGAAGCCCGCTACAAGAAAGGCGAGCGAGTCGGCGAACTCAACCCGGGCATGGGCCCGGACGTATGGTTCATCCGCGTCAGCGCCCAGGCCAACCGGCCTCCGGCGGTGTGGTGGAAAAACCACAACGTGCAGGAGACTGAGAAAACGGTCTACAGCGGCTGTTACGGTAAGGCGGTCGTCAACGCCTTCACGTCCGACCACGCGACCGGCGGCCAGCGGGTGTCGTTTGGCATTTCCGGCTTTCAAAAACACGCCGAAGGTGAACGACTCGGCGGCAGCCCCGGCGACATCGACAAGGAGAAGTGGTCCGAGACAATCGCCGACGAGGGCGAGGCGCCTGCCGAAACGAGAACCGGCGCCGGACCAGGTGGTTTGTTCGGCGAATAAGGAGAGACGCTATGGCCGACTTCTGTAAGCAATGCTCGATCGCCGAGTTCGGTGAAGATTTCGGCGACATGGCGAACATTACGACCGCAGAGGACGAAGCGCAGAATCGCTACGCGCTCGTCCTCTGCGAGGGCTGCGGACCCACGCAAGTCGACCGTGAGGGTCGCTGCGTCTCCCCGGACTGTCACGAAAAACACGGAGCCAAAGATGTCTGAACTGACAAAGATCACCGGCGGCAAAGTCACATTCGGCCTGACGCTCTCACCGAAGCAGTACGAGTCGAAGAGGGCGGACGTTGAACTGACGTTCACCATTGGCGAAGGCGATTCTTACGACGAGGTGTTCGACAAAGCGTCGCGCGCCGTTGTCAATCGTGTGCGACAGCTGGTCGACTTGCCAAAGCTGCCGGAGCCTGCTGCGAAACTAGCAGAGAAGACTGAACCACCGAAGACTGATCCATCGAAGCCGACAAGTCTGTTCGGTGACTGATTTCCGGCGCCGGGTAAAAGCGTAGCCGGAACGGCGGTCGCGTCGCGTTTCCTCCCCGCGGCGCGACTGCCACCAACTCAAGAGGGCGAAATGGCGAAGCAACTCGTCGATCTGAAACTGTTCGTGTGTCGCGATGTCGACACCGATCTGGCGATCCTGGTGCGGCTTGACGAGGACGCGAAGAAGGTCTGGCTGCCGCGCAGCGAGATCGAAGTCGAGTACGAACGCGGCAGCATGAACATCGCAACGGTGACGATGCCGGTCTGGCTCGCCGAAGAGAAGGAACTCGTCTGATGCCGAAGCAAGAAGCAGCCAAGCACGATCCGACGCATCTCGGCAACGCCGAGAGCGGCCATCTGCGCGCTTTCATTGAGCGGGTGGAGCGAATGAACGAGGAAATCAAAGCGCTCTCGGACGATCGGAAAGACATTTTCGCCGAGGCGAAGGGCCACGGATTCGACGTCAAGCAGATGCGCCGCGTCATCAAGATACGCTCTCAGGACCGGGAGAAATGGGAAGAGGAAGAGCAGATTCTCGATCTCTACCTCAGCGCGCTCGGTCTCCTATGACAGCCGTGGCGCACTGGACCACCGAGGAAGACGTCGAACTGATGCGCCACGTCGATCCAACGTGGCCGAACGGCGCCTTTGTCGCGCGACTGAAGCGACCGGCCAGCGTCGTCGCCGAGATCATGACACGGAAGTTCGGACGCCGTATCACGAAGAACGCGGTGATCTCACGCAAGAATCGGCTGCGCCGGCCAGCACAAGGAGGACCGCGTGGAGATCAGTAGCTTCAATCATCTGTTCGCCGAGGCGCAAGAGCGCAGCATCCATCTCGACACGCTGCATCAGAACGCCGGCGGCGAGTTCGTCGCGGCGTGGCGCGCCACGCGCCCGCACCGGCTCGGCCCGAGCATCGCACACCAGCGGCCATTCGACGCGGCGCGCGACGCCTTCGTGGCGCTACTTGACGAGCCGAAAACGTTCAACGGCATACCTATAATTCTTGATTCATCCATTGGGCCAAACACGGTCGAGATCAAGGAGCCGCGCCATACTGTAGTGGTCACGAACATCGCTGGTTCTGAGGAGGGCTTGTTCGGATGAGCAGACCTCGTATCTACCGCTACGTCCGCGGCGGCGAGCCGCGCTTCGTCCCACTCCGGCCGGCGATCCGCATCAGCGACGACGATCTGACGGCGCTCAGGCTCGCGCACCCCGGCTCGACCGGCCACCCGCGCGGCCTGCCGAGACGCTGCGGCGTCAAGACCGGGCTGAGGGCGATCGCCGCGATCCTGGGATGCAGCGAGCACGTGGTGCGCTATCGGCTGCGAAAGATCGCCGAGCGGGAGGAATCATGAGCGAATGGGAGACAATCGGAAAATCCGACGACTGGCGCTCGCCGAAATATATTTTTAACGCGATGAATGTCGTTTTCTGGCTCGACGTTGCCGGCATTCAAGGAACATTTGGTAACGTTCCGTGTCAGCACGCGCTGCTACAAGATAGTCTCGAAGCGGAATGGGGTGGCTTCGTCTGGATGAACCCACCGTTCGGCGGTCGCAACGCGATCCGGCCGTGGTTAGAGAAGTTCTTCGCTCACGGCAACGGCGTGGCGCTCATGCCTGACCGCACGTCGGCGCCATGGTTCCAATGGGCGGCGCGACGCGCCGACGCGGTGCTGTTTCTGTCGCCGAAGGTGAAGTTTGAGCGACCCGACGGGACAATCGGTAAGTCGCCCGGCAGCGGCACGGCACTGATGGCGGCGGGATCGGAGGGTGTTCAAGCACTCGTCAACGCAAAGAAACTCGGTTGGTTGGTGAAATCCTATGGCTGAATGCCGCTGCGACTTCGAGACTAGATCCGATGTCGATCTGAAAACTCGCGGCGCCGGGCCGTACTTCGCCTCTCCACACTGGCGGGCGCTCATTCTGGTCTACAGCATCGACGATGCGCCGATCCAGACGTGGACCGGCGGACCGTGCCCCGACGATCTACGATCGCATATCGAGGACGGCGGTTGGATCAGGGCTTTTAATTGTTCGTTCGAGCGCCATTGCTTCGACGAGATGGCCCGACGCTGCGGCTGGCCATTGCCCGCCTTCGACCGCTATCGCTGCTCGATGGCGACGGCGTCGGCGCTCGGCCTGCCGCGCAGCCTCGACAAGCTGGGAGAAGCGCTGGGCCTGAAGGTCCGCAAAGACAAGCGCGGCGCGGCGTTGATCCGCTTCTTCTCGGTTCCGGCCAAGCATGAGCCACTCATCTTCCGGGAGCCGGCCGACCACCCGAAGGAATTCGCCGAGTTCATTGCCTACTGCCGGCAGGACGTCGAGACCGAGGCGGAGGCCGACCGGCGCATGGTTCCGCTCAGCGACGACGAGCAGGCCGTCTACACGCTCTCCGAGACGATCAACCAGCGCGGCATCCGCATCGATACAGCCTCGGCGCGCGCCGCGATCCGGCTGATCGAGAAAGAGAAGGCGCGGCTCGACGCCGCCATGACCGAAGCGACGGGCGGCGCGGTGACGGCCTGCACGCAGGCGGCGCGACTGACGGCTTGGCTCGCCCGAGAAGGCGTGACGATGGACGGCGTCGCCAAAGACGACGTCCTGGAGGCGTTCGAGCTCGACGATCTTCCCGAACAGGCGCGGCGCGCTCTTGAGCTTCGCCAGGAGGCGTCCAAACCGTCGACCACCAAACTGCTGGCGTTTCTGCGCTGTGCCGACAAAGACGAGAGAGTGCGCGGAACCTTTGGCTATCACGGGACCGGTCCGGGCCGGTGGACGTCGGCTGGTGGTGTGAATCTCTATAATCTTCCGAGGCCACGCCCCGTCTTCGACAACGCAGACCTCGACCCGGCGACGTTATTCGCTGCCTTCCGCGGCGAGGAGCCAGCGCTGCTGCGCGAGATGTACGGCGACAACCTCGGCAAACCGACGCACCTCGTGTCGGACGCCATGCGCGGGTTCCTGATCTCAGCGCCCGGCAAGGACTTCATCGCGGTCGACTACTCCGGCATTCAAGGCGCGCTCTGCGCCTGGTTCGCCGACGAGAAGTGGAAGATGCAGGCGATGCGCGAGATCATCGCCGACCCGGCACGCCCGGACCTCTATCGCCGCACTGCGGCGAGCATCCTCAACACAACGACGGATGTCGTCACCAAGAAGCATTGGGGCCGTCAAATCGGGAAAGTTGCCGAACTGGCGCTGGGCTTCCAAGGATCCGTAGCCGCGCTGGTGTCGATGGCGGCGAACTACAACATGCTGCGCCGCAATCTGCACGACCTTTACCCCGGCGTGTGGTCGGCGGCTGACGAAGCGGCGCGCGAGCGCGCAACCAAGCGGTATGAACAGCGGCTAAAGAGTCGCGATCGACAGAAGACCGATATTCTCACCCGAGAGGCGTGGCTCGCCTGTATGATCGTGGTTCACGCTTGGCGGCGCCAAAACGCCGATATCGAGGCAGCGTGGAGCGATCTAGAAAATGCGGCGCGCGCCGCGCTGCGCGAACCCGGCGTCAAACAACGCGCACTAGGCCGCATCGACTATCTCTACAAGAATGGCTTTCTGTGGTGCCGGCTACCGAGCGGGCGTTGCATCGCCTACGCCAAACCGCAGCTACGCGACCAAGTCTGGGCCAAACTGCAACTGAATGACGGGACTTGGGGCGAAGCTGAAGTCGTCGACCGTGAAGAAGCTGAAAAGCTATCACTCGTCGGGCGAGCGCAGATTCAAGGAGTGACATCTGCGAAGGTCACGGCGCTGGGCTTCGATTCCACGACCCAGAAGATGATCCGCTACGGCCTGTATGGAGGACTTCTCATGGAGAACTGCGCGCTCGGAACAGAATCCGACATCCTGCGCATCGCGATGCGGAAGTGCGAAAGTGCAGGATACCCGATCGTGCTGCACGTCTACGACGAAGCCGTCGCCGAGGTCGAGCGAGGCTACGGCTCGATCGAGGAGATGGAGCGACTCATGCTCGACATGCCGGCGTGGGCTGAGGGTTTACCGCTCGACGCACATGGCTGGCGCGGCAAGCGATATGCTAAAAAATAATTCGACAATCGCTTGACACACGCCATACAGACGTGAGACAGTTCACGCAGAGAAAATTGACAAGTGAGGGCACGGCCGTGGAGAAACACTTCATCATCTTCGCATCGCCAGGAACATTTTTCCCGGAGACAACCGAACGGCCGATCGACAGTTGGGATGTGGCAAAGGCCATCAAGATGAGCCACACCGTCTTAGAGCGCTACAACGCGCGACCTTACGGGTTCTACTTCTCGACGAGATCGCGCAGGGCTGACGATCTTGACAGCCGAGAAACGGCCAAAAGCAACTTCTACTATCTCGGCGGGAAGATCGAGACGAAGGCCGAAGTGTTCGCTCGCAACGACCCGGAGGAAAATGTCCTGCGCGCCAATATGGAGTGCAACAGCATCGACCGGATCATCATCAACGATAATTCATGGCGCTTCACCGGACCGTTGCGAGACACAGATGTCGTGCTTGACTACGAGCCGGCGCAACGAGAGATCACGCCGTGAAACTCGCCGAGAACAAGAAGCGCCGCCGGGTCCAGCTGGGCGTCCGCCTGCCGGTCGATCTGGCCGAGACGATGGACAAGCTGTGCGAGAGCGGCGACATCACGCGCACCGATCTGGTCGTCGCGGCGCTGAGAAAGCACCTGGGCAAGCCGGCGCCGGCGGCGCTGGGGAGGAGCGAGACATGACCGAAAAGCAGACGCATGGAATATGGGGTGTCAAGATGTCCGATTCACCTGCAAAGACGCAGAATATCGCCGTTTGCGACGGCGGCGACGGTCTCGTATGGCTGCACCGCACGTCTTACGAAGGCGCCGGGTTAACGCCTGACGAGGCCGAATGGTTTGCCGAGCAAATCGTCGCGTCGGCCAAGCGTGTTCGCATCAGAGCAAACAAGAACGGCGTCGGTCTCGCCGGGGCCTTGCCATGATCGTCCTGTTGATCTGCATCCCGCTGGCGCTGATCGTCGGACTTCTGTGGGGCTACGCCGCCGGGCTGAACAGCCGGCGCGCGCCAACCGCCGACGACATCCGGCACGAACGCGAAGCGGAATGGGCGCGGCATCGGACGTGCGGCGATCTTCATACGCGCTGGCTGGCGGTTCTGCCGGACGATCCTGGCGTCGAGCGATGATAGCTTTCGACTTCTGAGAGAAGACTACCTGGGCAAATGAGGAGAGAAAAATGTCAATCGTATTTCGCATCATCGTCAGTTTGATCTTGCTGACAATCTTCGGTGCGTTCGCCGCTCTCTACCAGAGCGGCGAGACGATCGCGCTCGGCGAAGTCGCCGGGCATCAATTCGACAACAGCGACGTCGCCGCGCTTGGCGTGCAGGGCGTCTTTTCGTTCTCGCGTTTCCTACGCGCGTGGGGTTTCTTCATTGTGGTCGGTGCGCTCGCGCTAATCTGGTGGCGACCCGTATGGAAGTGGGCGACGACGCTCGCCGCCATGACGCTGCTCGTCGGCTTCATGGCTCCGCACTCGGCGCACGCCTACTACGACAAGACGGACTACGCCGAGGTCTATCTGGTGTTGCCGAACGAGTCGGCATTCTGGATCCCCGACACCGGCGCCAATGCGACGACGCAGACCAACATGGATTCGGAAGCCTACTTCCAAGCCAACAAGATCGCGACGAAACGGTTCCAGATTCCCCACGCCGTGCTGCCTGGATCTGGCTGGTTCTCCGGCTACTACGTCCCGACCGGGCGCCTGATCGTCGTCGATCGCACGCCGTACAACCGCGAGTGGACGAGGGATTCCGGTCGCGGCACGTCGGCCAAAGACGAATCGTTCCCCTGCCAGACCTCAGAGGGAATCAACGTCACCGTCGAGATCGGCATCGCCTCGTCCGTGGTCGAGCAGAACGCCGCGAAATTCCTCTACTACTTCGGCGTTCGCGCGCCGCAGGGCGACCGCAAAGACCCGGTTGTCATCTTCAATTCGGTTTACCAGGGGCGGTCCTTGGCCGAAGTGATGGATGGCGTCGTGCGCGGTAAGGTCTCGGCGCTCGTCTGCGCGGAGATCGGCGCTCGCACACTCGACAAAGCGAACGGCGAGATCAACGCCATCATGGCGAAAGTGCAGGACAACGTCGCCGCGTTCCTCGACACGCGAGGAATCACACTCGACTACGTCGGCTGGGCTGGCACGTGGTCTTTCGACGCCCCCATCCAGGACGCGATCAACCGCCGTTACGTCTCGACGCAGGACAAGATCGTCGCCGAGACGCTGCAGCCCTACGCGCAGACCATCATGACGCTGGCTGTTGCCGACGGTATTCGCACGTCGGTCGGCAAGTTCGACGGCAAGCTCCCGCAGACACTTTCTGGCCTGTGGCTATTTCCGTCAAACTGGATCGAGAGCATCGCCGGGGTCGCAAAAGCCGTAACTACGCCAGCCGCCGCTCCAATCGCCAAATGATCTTCTGGTAGTGTCTCAGTTTGAAAATTGATGGGCTTGACGCCCGCTCGCACGGCCCCGACGATGATATGCGCCTGTTTCACGACCGCAGGATTGATAGGCTTACCATCAGCTTCGGCCGCGACGACCGCTCGGCAAACGTCGATCAGAATCGAAACGTCGTACCCATGCACCTTCGTCAAGGTAGTGGAATTTCCGCCCGCGGAACGCGATTGAAATATAACGGGATTTGCCAATTTTTCCCGCAAAGTTCGCCCGACATAAGGCGCCATTCTTTTGCTGTTCACGAACTCCGGGAGGCGACTTCCGCTGACACCAAGACCTAGCGCCGCACCCATCTTCGTCATTGCGAAGAACGTTGGTGACCATGCACGGGCGAAGCCGGAGACCCCCCGGCTTCGGTTTGGTCTCCGGGTAATAGGCGGTGACGATGTCGTATGCGGCAGGCGGGCGGTCAACCCATTTTGCGCTTATCGGGGTCGCGGACGTAGCCATCGATAATTGTCCAATGCCCCTTAGACATCGTCTCCGCAGCCGCAGCGCGGAGTTGAGCAATTCCTTCCGGCGTTACGTCATCGTCGTATTGGAAGGCCTCCGGCGGGCAGGGGGGAGAGCCCTCATAGCGATGGTCGCTCTTCTTCCCTGCGGGGGGGCGCCTACGAAGAAACGACAGCATCGATACCTCCAAAGAGAGTAGCGGACCGACAGGCGCGAGCGGATTCGCTGACTGTCGCTTGATTGGTATTTTTTGTGGCTACGGTGGCATGGACGCCTGAACAATGGCTGAACCGCGTCCGCTCGTCTTGATATTTAAGACCTCCCGAGAAATTTTTAAGTGGGGGTGCGGCTTTTGCGGCACACCCTTTTTCAGATTTGGTAGGCCACTTCCGTCAATCTGACAACTCGGGTCGCCCCCGCTTGTTCCCAGCCTCTATGCATAAAAATTCAGTTCGGCAAACTGAGACACTACCGATCTTCTTAGGCGACTTGCACCGAACACGATTCTATCACAAAGTAATGGCCCCGCCGGGGCAAACCGGCGGGGCCTGAAGGCTGCTGAGCGACCAGCGGCCGGGCGCCTGGGCGAGAGGCAATCCATGTCTACCACTGCTCGTGCTAGGGGTCAACGACGCACGCGAGCGGCGGTATGAACGCCCTTCCCTCGACATTGGCGCCCATCGTCGAGATATGGCAGGGCGACGCACTGCGTTGCCTCGAGCTGCTGCCGAGCGATACGTTTGATTGTGTCGTGACGTCGCCGCCCTATTGGGGGCTGCGCGATTATGGCGTCGAGGGCCAGATAGGCCTTGAGCCAACGATGGCGGCCTATCTCGCAACGATGATCGGCGTCTGTCGCGAGCTACGGCGCGTGCTCAAACCGAGCGGCACATTCTGGCTCAACATCGGCGATAGCTATTCAGGATCATGGGGCGCACAGGGGCGACGAATCACCGAAAGCGACGACCCGTCTTGGCACGGATCGCAAATCAAGAATCATCCACGATTCGCTAGTGGGACAGGATCATCAAAGCGGAGCGGTCTGAAGCAAAAAGACCTCTGCATGATCCCCAACCGGCTTGCCATCGCGCTTCAAGACGACGGCTGGTGGGTACGCAGCGAGATCATCTGGGCAAAACCGAACCCGATGCCCGAGAGCGTTACTGATCGGCCGACATCATCACACGAGAAGATATGGCTGCTGGCGAAGAGCGAGCGCTACTATTTCGATGCGGCGGCGATTGCCGAGCCGTCCGTCGCCGACCACGGATCGGGCAACGGCTTCAAACGCGACGCGAGATTGAGCTACGCCGACGCGAGCGGAGCACGCGGCAGCGAAGAACAATGGACGGGAGTCAGCGGAACGCGCAACGCCCGCAATGTCTGGACGATCAGCACCAAACCCTTCAAAGGCGCCCATTTCGCGACTTTCCCGCCCGATCTCGCCGAACGCTGCATCAAAGCCGGCTGCCCACCAAGCGGACGCGTTCTCGACCCGTTCGGCGGCGCCGGAACAACCGGTCTGGTGGCGCAGCGTCTGGGTCGCAGTGCGCTGCTGATCGAACTGAACGAGGGCTACTGCGAAATGGTGCGTCGGCGCATCGAGGCGGCGCGATGACGAGGGACTTTACAAGCCACAAAATTGAGATCAGAAATGGAAACCCCCGATCCGCGGCGAGACGGACCGGGGGCTCGATTGCGGGCGCTGATAACGCCGGCGGAGCGCCTGTATGAGAGGCCCCTGATGAGTACCATCGCTAGCGCCTGCGGTCAATCTGACCTGCGAGCGATTGTCTCGTGAACGTTCAGCCAAAGATCAGCCCGTTCCAGCACCTGTGGTCGCTCGGCTACCGCAGGCTCATCCCGATCATCCCACCCAACGCCCCGGTCACGCCGACATGCGCCGTCGGCAAGAAGCTGGCGAAGGGTAAGGACACCCGCGGCAAAACGCCGGGCAAGCGGCTGGCATCGGGCGAATGGACCTCAATCACCGACTGGCAGACGCTCGAGCCGACCGAGGCGGACCTGTCGGCGTGGGCCCAAATGGGCGCCAGCGTCGGCGTCAAATGCGGCCGCGGTGTCGTGGCGATCGACGCCGACTGTCTCAACCCTGAGCACGCCGCGCTGGTGCGCGCCGAGGTCGAAAAGTACGTCGGTCCGACGCCGGTGCGGATCGGCCGAGCCCCCAAGGCGCTTTATCTCTGCCGCAGCGAGGGCGACGTCTCGCTTGCCTACGCCAGCGTCAACTATGGCGACGGCGCCGAGAAGGTGGAGATCCTGAGCGGGCAATTCGTCGCCGAGGGCCTCCACCAGTCCGGAACGCCCTATCGCTGGGAGAGTGGCGTCTGGCCGTTCGATAAGCTGCCGATCGTCTCAACGCAGGCGCTGTCCGACCTGATCCGGTCGCTGGAGCGCCAGCTACCCAAAGCCAAGCGCAGCGTCGAGCTCTCGGCGCTGGCGCCGGTCGACCAGAAGTTGCTGGTGGGCAGCGTCGACATCATGCGCGAGGCCGTGCGGCTAACGCCGAACAGAGTGGAGCGGCGATCAAAGTACGTCGAGTTCGGCACGGCGTTGAGGGCGGCCCTGCCATTCAACGAAGACGCCGCTCACGAGATGTGGGTCGACTGGTGCGGGCGCTGGGAAGACGGCGAGAACGACGCCGAGACGATCGAAGTCGACTGGAAGTCGTTCAAACCGCCACACAGCATCGGCGCCAATTACATCTACGACATGGCGTTCACGGCGACCGAAGGCGCATTCCGCGGTCGCGCGCATGATCTGATGCGGCGCTTTCATGAGCGCCCAGCCGAAAGCGAAGCCGCCAAGTCGGAGTTGTTTGTCGTCAGCGCCGCCAGCCTGACCGGAGCCGAACCGCCGGCGCAGGCGTGGCTGGTGCGGGACCTTATTCCGACGCGCAACGTGACGATGCTGTCGGGCGACGGCGGGGCGGGCAAGAGCCTCCTGGCGCTGCAGCTAGCCGCCTCGGTTGCCGCCGGCGCCAACTGGCTCGGAATACCACTTGAGCGTGGGCGGGCCCTGTTCCTGACGGCCGAGGACGAGATCGAGGAGCTGCACAGGCGGCTGAGCGCGATCGTGCGCGGGACGGCAGCGTTCAAGATGGCGGACCTGACTGGGCTGAGCCTTGTTTCGCTCGACGGACAGGACGCCGTGATCGCAGCGCCGTCAGGCAAGGACGGGTTGCTGAAGCCGACCGAGATGATGACGCGAGTTCGCCAGACCGTGAAGCGGCTGGCGCCGACGCTGGTGGTTCTGGACACGCTGGCGGATTTATTCGGCGGCGATGAGATCAAGCGCGTCCATGCGCGCCAGTTCATCGGAATGCTTAAGGGGCTGTGCAACGAGTTTGGGACGACCGTGCTGCTGCCGGCGCACCCATCTCTGAGCGGCATGAGCAGCGGCTCGGGGATGTCGGGCAACACGGCATGGAACAACTCGGTACGGTCGCGGCTGTACCTCGAGCGTCGTTTCGGAAAGTCAGAACAGGATGAGCCCGATCCTGATGTTAGAGTGCTGACGACGAAGAAGGCGAACCGGGCCCGCCGCGGCGTGCGCTACGTGCTGCGGTGGTCAGCGGGGCGCTTCGTGCGCGAAGGCGTGGAGGTGGAATCGCGAGAGGCGGATCAGGAACGCGAAATCGAGTCGATATTCATGCGGGTGTTCGATGAGACAATCGACAGCGGGCGCACTTTATCGCACCTCGTTACAGCGCCGAACTACGCTCCGAAAGTCGCCGAGGCGCACGCGATCGCCGGCGGCGTGAACCAGGCTCGCTTCACTGAGGCGATGGAGCGCCTGTTCGCTCGTCGCGCGATTGAGGTCAAGGAGGTCGGACCACCGTCTCGGGTCCGCAGGACGGTGGTTAGAACAAAACGTATCGTTGAAGATAGCGAGGAGAATGACCTATTCGGATGAGAGTGCGGTATACGTTTTGTTATAATTGTCTTCCAACCCCTTCCAACCCCCCTTCCAACCCCTAAAAACGGTCTTCCAACCCCCCTTGCAACCCCCCTTGCAACTCCCCTTCCAACCCCCTTCCAACCCCCTTCCAACCCCCCTACTCACACCCCTACCCCCTACGGGGGTATAGGGGGCTTGGAAGCCCCCACCCCTCCCGTATGGGGTCCGCGATAAAATAACAATGTGTTATAGAAGATAGAAAAACACTCCGACGAATAAGCGAATAACCGACGCGACCCAACCCCAATCCGACGATCTTTAGAAAAGGGGCGCCAAGGCGCATCGCAGCGTCGGGAGGCTGTGAGACACCTAAAAATGAAAAGAGCGGCCCTGAGACCGCTCTAATCGCTTCCTACACCCTATCGGGCGCTACCCTCTCGCCCACCACAGCGCCGCGAGCGCGGCGGCGAGATAGATCGCCTGAGCGGCGAACGGCAGAAGCGCTTCTGCGACGCGGCGGGCGGTCATGACGGCGCCTTGAGCGTGCTCAGTGCTGCGCGGGCTTCTTTGGCGGCGCGTTCAAGGAGTTCGGCAGGTAGGCAAACGCTATTCGACGCAAAGCCTGATTCGATCCGTCCGGCCCATGCGCGTAGCTCTCGTGCGTTACCGCTGTAGAAGCGGATGAACCTCGCAGCGCGTTCGCACTCTTCGGCGAGGTAGCGAATCAGATATTCTTGCTCGGTCATTTTTTCTCCTTTTCAGAATGTTTGCCGCGTCGCCTGAGTGGCTCGGCGCGGGCGCAGTATTTCTGTTAATGCGAAAGAGCGTAGAGCACGGCAAGTAGGCCGGCGACGAAGATCGACAGTGCGGTGAGCTCGGCCGCAGCGCGAGCGGGCGCAGCGAGCCGGCGGAGTATCCGACGGCGGAGGTAGCCTGGCGGCCTCAGGAGCGGGCGTCGCGGCGCATTGGGTGATATACAGGGCGCGCTCACGTCGTCACCTTGGCGCGAACGAAAATGGCGTCTCGGCCCGGTTGGCAGCGCGGTCGATCAACCTCGACCCAGACGCGCGAACCGTCCGGCAATCCGCCGCTAAAGTAGTCGCCTTCCCAGCCGAATGTTTCGCACAGGGCGAGCGCCGCGGCGGCGTGGTTGGCATCGTCGCCTAGCGCGTCATCCCAGCCGAGCGTAATCGCGCCAGCGCTCGCCGTCGCCTTGACGCGCGATCCGCGCACGTTGCCTGGTCCGTGGTATTTCGTGACGATAGCTTGTGACATTTTTATCGCTCCACATTGTCGATCAATTTTTCGTGATCGCTCAAGCGCCGGCGCGCATCGCACGCGCGCCGGCGGTTCAGCGGTCAGGCTGCGCGCAGCTTCGGCATGTCGGCGCAGGTTTGCCGCGCAGCTTTGATCGCTTCGCTGATCATGCTCGGAAAGTAGTCGCAGATAGCGCGGTTCTGCGCCTTCAGCGCTAAGGTGTTGCGCGCATCGTCCGGCGAGCGGAAATGCGATTCGCGAAATTCTTGCGGCGACGCGTAGGCGCACCCGCCGAGATAGTCGGCGCCGACGATGTTTCCGCGATCGCTACGGCCGTCGAGCAGGTAAACCGCAACGCGGGCGGTAAACCAGTCGACGGCGCCGCTGCGCACGGCTTCGATATCCTCGGCGAATTCGAAGGAGTCGGCGGGATCGCATTCTTCTGGCGTCACGTCGAACGCGACAAGGAAGTGGCGCGTGCGGAATTCCCAGATTGTTTCCCAGTGAGACATGATCGTTCCTCTCGTTTGGCGTGGTCGCCGTGCATGCGCCCTTGCGAGGCGCATGGGCTGCGATCAGACCTTGGGTTCGCGGGAAAGGCGATCCACAACCCAGCGTTCGGCTTGAGCCTTCAGCGCCACCCTCAGGCGCGCGTCATCGTTTTCGTGGTAGTAGTAGGCCACATAGCGATCAGGCACTCGCGCGATAATAACGCGCCATGCTCCCGTCATTGCTTCGTCGCTGACTCCTATCGGAGCCCGCGCTACAGCCGCTTGTTCCGCCGTTGGAGTTGCCGCAACCCGGTTCGGATGGTTTGTCATCGTCTTCACTCCCTCAAAAATCAGGGCTCAACCCAAGGTCATCGCGGTCAAAGCCGTCAACGTGGTCAGTGACGCGATGGATAGCGGCTTGTCGGCGATCATAAGCTGCTTGAGCCTTGCGGTTTTGCGCGAGCCAGCTAGCGACGTTTCGTTTTCGCACATTGGCGTCTTTAGGCGGCAGCCCTTGCGCTGCGCGCCATGCGGCATTTTTGGCGAGACGCTTTTCTTCGTAAGTCATCGTCTTCACTCCGCCCCTGAAAGCCCCGAGGCGCGGGCTTGTTCGATGCTGGCGATCAGTCGACAATATTCGCGTAATCCCAGTCGAGACGCCAAAGTTTCAGGCGCCGCTTGATTTGCGGGTGATCCATTTTGACCAGAACGTAATCGCTTTGCCCGGCCGCACCGTGGCGGAAAGCCGTCACTTCACCAAAGCGGGCGCCGCGCATCCAAGCGTCATAGTGCACGGGGATTTCGATGCGTTTGCCGACAAGGCCGGATTGGTCGCTCATGATTTGCGCTCCTCTCGTTCGATGAAATGAGTCTGCGCTTATGTTTGACGTTTGTCAAGCGTTTGTCGAAATATTTTTCTCATGTTGAGATTAGTGCACTACACGCCTATTTTTCAAGGATGGCGTATAAGCGGCCGGCGAAGCATCAGCCTCTCACGGTTCGGTTTCGCGTTCCTCAGCGAGCGGCTATTCTCAGCATGGCGGCTCGGCGCGGAATGACGGTTCCGGCATTGCTGCGCTCTTTTGTTTTGCCGCATATTGACGTAGCGAGCGACGTAGAACTCATACAAGTTGTTACGCCGTCTATTCCGCAGCGCTCGATCGTGGCGCCCGAGAATCGCGGGAAGACAGAGCGGCCGGCGAACGGCTCGGGCTTTGCTGACCGGCTAAAATAACAGGCTGTTCGATCTCGGCCGGTTAGCCGAGCCGCTTTTTTCATCAAGAATCGCGTCCGAACCACCTTCCAGACGTCGCGATTGATCGCCGACCTAGCGCGGCCACTTTCGATCGCTTATGCTTTAAACCTTTGATATACCTTGTGTTTCAACGAGCGAGCACTTGAAATCCGATCCGGCGCTGCAGCTCGCCAGGCCGGGGCGCCGGCTCGCCGGGACTGCTTTTCGCGTTAAAACGTTGTTTTTGTTAGAGAATTGGACACCGGCCCCGGCATGGTTTCGAGTGCCCCATCTCGCACCACCCCCCAAAAGTTCCTCCGCACAGGCGTACAATCTGTTATAGAAATCAGATACTTATACGAATTGTTACTGCGCCGGACCGCCATAACCGATTGTTATTGACGCGCGCGTCGGGCCGCCACATGCTCAACAGATTGAAAAGAGGAGCAAATCCAATGCAGGCAGTCGCTTATCTCCGCGTCAGCACCGGACGCCAGGGTCGCAGCGGGCTCGGCATCGAGGGCCAGCGTGAGTTGATCCGGGTCTTTGCTGCGGCAAATAACGTCGAAATTGTCGCCGAATTCGTCGAGATTCAGACCGGAAAGGGTGTAGACGCCTTCAATCGCCGGCCTCATTTGGCTGCGGCGTTTGCCGAGGCTCGCAAGCGCAAGTGCGCGGTGTTGGTCGCCAGACTCGACCGTCTCAGCCGCAACGCCGCTTTCGTCGCGGCGCTGATGGAGCGCAAGGTGCCGTTCTTTGTCGCCGAGCTCGGGCTCGACGTTGATCCGTTCATGCTGCACATCTACGCGGCGGTGGCCGAGAAGGAGCGTCGGATGATCGGTGCCCGCGTCAAGTCGGCGCTGGCGGCGGCGAAGGCGCGCGGCGTCACCAGGGCCGGCAAACCGTTTCGCGTCGGCAATCCGCGTATCATGGAGGCCCACGGCAAGGCGCTCGCCGCAGTCCGTCTTGAGGCCGATCGCTTCGCCGCCAATGTCGCGCCACTGATCCGGCCGCTGCGTGATCAGGGCCTCACGCTGCGCGAGATCGCTGGCGCGCTCGATGCGCGTGGCGTCGCTACCGCCAGGGGCGCTCCGTGGTCGCCCACCACCGTCTCGGCCGCTCTGCGCCGGGCCGCTTGACTGATACTATGGTATCGAGTAATTTCGATTCGCTGCTCGCAAGGCGGTCGTGGCGGCGACGACTTCTCAGGGTCCGACACTTAAGTGGCCGGATGAAGCCTTAGGAAACTTGGGTTTGTCGCTGCTGCCGTCGCTTTCTCGGGAGGCGGGAATGAAGATTCACTGGGAAGACGCAATGTTTGCTGGGTTCTTCCTCGCGGGTCTCGTTATTCTAGCCGCCATGCTGAAAGGATTGCTGTGGTGAGCGCACTCATTGGCGCCAAGTCTTGCCGCTCCTGTCAGCACCGGCGCATCATGGGTCAGGAAACCTTCTGCTATCGCTACCCGCCGGCGACCCACGTCGTGCCGGTCCAGCAGCCGAACGGCAAGCCAGGCTTCGGCTTTCAGTCGGTCTACCCCAGCGTCAATCCCGACATGCCGTGCGGCGAATACGCGCGCAGCGAGATTTTCGCGGCCGAAGAAGCGCAGCCTCCGCTCAGCGCCAGGATGCAGCAATGAGCGAACTCGACGAACTCGAGCGCGATCTGCTCGCGGCGGCCGACACCTGGTTTTCTCAGGCGCTGCACTTGAAGCTGCAGCGGCTCATCCAGATCGCGCGCGACGGCGAGCGTTCGAAGCTGGCGCTCCATCGCAAGATGCAGGACGAGACGGCCGATTACGTCGGCGACCAGGAGCCGCTCGACATATGACCCGGCACTGGCGCGACAAGGGCGACGACGCCAAGCGTCACCACGTGACGATCGCCGTGTCGCAGAAGCTGCGGGACCGGCTGTGGGCTTTCGCCGCGGCGATGGGCAAGCCGCCGACGGTGGTGGCGCACGATCTGATCGACCGCGGCGTGCCAGTTCCGATTGATGAGAAGCGGGGAGAGGTGGGATGATCGTCACGTTTGGCGGTGTGGCGGCCAATATTGTTGGGCGCGGTAAAGAATTCGTTGTTGTCAACGCGACGGAAAGAGAGTGGCTGCGTAATGGCGTTACGCATCATGTTGCTGGGTTTGAAAACGGCCAATGCCGATTAGTAACATGGCATAAAGGGGATTCTTCGATGCTGCAAGAAGTGGCGGCGTGGCAGGCACGAGGATTTCAGCGGTCAGAGCAAGGAGAGCGAAAGTGATGATCGACGAGGCGCTGCGGTGAACTACGATCACGGCTATATGAGCCCTGAGTTCGCGCTCATCTCGGCTGGCTATCTGAGGGTCGACGTGTGTCATCTTCCGGCGATGCTGCGCGCTTTGCCCGATCCCGTCAGCATCCGCGAGCGGGCTGTCGTCGCGGCGATTCGCTGGCGGATTAATCATGCGCGGCTGACTGAACGGAGGCGGGCGTGACGATCATTTGTGTGAAGAGCGGCGTGATCGCCGCCGACGGTTCCTCGTGGCAGATCGATGTTCTTGTTCAGGAAGACAAGCGTAAGATTGTGCGGTCGTTCGACGGCGCGCTGGGCGCTGCGTCCGGGGTGTCCAGCGATGCGCATAGTTTTCAGTCGTGGTTCATGGTCACAAGTTCGCTCGTCGAACGTGTCGCAGCCACCGTGGAGTTTTTGGCTCTCGATGAGAAGGCGGAGTTCTCAGCGATCTGGATCGAGCCGGATGGCGATGTGTGGAAAATCGCCTATGGCGGCAGGTCTCATCCGGTGAGCAAGGATCAACCGCAAGCGATTGGCGGCGCCTGGGAGATGGCGCTCGGCGCGATGTACGCTGGGGCTTCGGCCGAGCAGGCTGTCAGCATCTGCGCGAGCCGCCATCGTTATTCGGGAGGGCGAGTGTTCGTTGAGCGTCTCGCGCCAGTCGAGAAGCCGGACGAGGAGGCGTCCGCCGAGGTTGTCGACGTCGGCGATCGTGAGCCGCTTGTGGCGTCTCCACAGGAATGGGCCGTCAGGATGGGGCTCGCGTGAAAGCCGATCTTTACCAGGCGCTCGGCGTCGGGCGCGATGCGAAGTCCGACGAGATTCGCCGGGCCTATCGCAAGGCCGCCAAGCGCGCGCATCCTGATGGCGGCGGCACGGTCGAGTCCTTCGCGCTGGTGCGAACGGCGGTCGATGTTCTCTCCGACGATGAGCGTCGCAAACAGTACGATCAGACTGGCGAGTTCGGCGACAAGCCGGTCGACAATCGCGACGCGCTGGCGATGACGGTGGCGATGAACGCCATCGATGCGGTGATCGGCGCGATCATCAAGCATGGCGGCGATCCGGCGCATTACGACGTCGTTGCTGACGCTAAGAAGCATCTGACGAAGTGTCTGCTAGAAGTCGCCGTAAAGACGGCGAGCACGTTTGATGAAGCCAAAGCGATCCGAAAATTAGCTAAGCGGTTCAAGTCGAAGAAGGACAAGCCGAATCGCATCGGCGCGATGCTGGACGCACGCGCTGCTGAAACTGAGCGCAATGCGTCTAATGGACTGGTCGAAGAAGAGAATATCCGAGACGCGGTGAAGATTCTCGATGAGCATGAGTTCGAATGGGTTGATCAGCCTTATGGCGCTCCAGCTGGCCAGAGCGCCTTGGCGAATTTTCAGTATCGGGGCTTCTGATGGCGCCGGAGGATGTTGTTCGTTTGCTCGGCGTCTCAAAAGTTCATTTGACGCCCGATGATTTGGAGGCTCGCGGCTGTTGTCTGTTTGGGCCGCAGTGGCAATGCGCGATGGCGCGAGCGCTGCACGTCAATGATCGAACGGTTCGCAGATGGAAGTCGGGTGATCGGCCTATCCCAGGTTCTGTTTCGGTGGCTCTTGATGCTTTGCTTCTTAGGCAGGCAATCGCTATCGGTGTGTTGATCCAGATGATCGACAGGAAGGCCGGCTGATGGCGCCGCGCGCGAAGAAGTGGCTCAAGCTGCTGGAGGCGTTTGTCGCTGAACTTCGCATCAAATCGAAGGAGGTCGTCTCGTCCGACGAGCGTGGCGCGAAGCTGGAGATGTGGGAGAGCCAGCGCCGCTTTCTGCATGAGGTCGGGCAGGGCCTCGACGACGGCGTTCATTCGTTCAACTGTCTCAAGAGCAGGCAGCTCGGGATCACCACGATCTCTCTCGCGATCGATGTTTTCTGGCTTGCGGTCCATCGTGACCTGATCGGATGTCTCGTCACCGACACCGAGAAGAACCGCGAGGTCGATCGCGGCATCATCGAGGGTTACGTCGCCTCGGTCGAGGACGGTTACTTTGGCGACAGCTTCCGCATCATAAAGTCGAATCGGCAGATGCTGCAGTTCTCGAACGGCTCTCGGCTCGATCTGCTGGTCGCCGGCACCAAGAAGAAGTCGATTAGCTGGGGCGAGGGGCAGGGCTACGCGTTGGCACACGAAACGGAGGTGGCCGCATACGGCGACGTCGAGGGCCTGAAATCGCTGGAGGAGGGCTTCGCGCAGAACAATCCGAATCGGCTGTTCATCCGCGAGTCGACCGCCAAGGGTATGAATCACTGGCGCACGCGCTGGATGTCCGGTCTCAACGATTTGACCGAGCGTTCGTTCTTCATCGGCTGGTGGGCCGGCGACAACAACCGCATTGAGCGGTCGGACCCGCGCTATTCGTCTTTCGCGTTGGCGCCAACGACTGGCGCTGAGGCGCACATGCTCAAGCAGGTCGACAAGCTCTACCAGCATCGCGTCACGACCGAGCAATTGGCGTGGTTCCGCTGGAAGCAGACCAAAGCTGGCGCCGAGCAGAACTTGCTCGAGCAAAATCAGCCTTCGACGGCCGAGGACGCGTTCGTCCAGACCGGCTACTCGTTCTTCCAGGTCGCCGTCATCGGTCAGGACATGAAAAGGATTCAGGACGATCCGCCGATCTTCAAGGGCTACCGCTACGAGGTCGACGGCGACTTCTTTCATTTCAAGATGCACGAGATGGATCCGAGCGTCGATGACGTCGACGACGTCGAATTGAAGATTTGGGAGGAGCCGGTCGAGGATGGCCGCTATGTGATCGGCTTCGACCCGGCCTATGGGCGAAACGACCACAAGGACCACCACTTGATTCATGTCGCGCGTTGTTTCGCCGACAAGATGGTGCAGGTCGCCGAGTATTGCACCGCCGACGTCGAGACCAAGCACGCCTCGTGGGTGCTGTTTCACCTGTGCGCCGCTTATCGCAACTCGATGTGCAATGTCGAGCTCGGCGGGCCGGGGCGTCTCGTGATGGCTGAGTTCGAGCACTTGCGTCAGTTGATCGGCGCCGAGATGAACCAGGCCAAGACCGCGGCGCGCGGCTGGGAGGACGCCGGAGCCAATGCGCGCTGGTATCTCTACCACAAGGCCGACAGTCCCGGCGCCGGCTACATGGCGAACTTTGAGACCAACTGGCGCACCAAGATGGAACTGCTGCACGGTTATCGCGGCGTCTATTCCAGCCGTGAGATCGTCATCAAGTCCTACGGTCTCTTGCGCGAGATGTCGATCGTGGTCGTCAACGACGGCGACATCGGCGCACCCGAGTCGAGCGACGAGAACATGAAGGATGATCGGGTGTTCGCCGCCGCGCTAGCGTCGCGCGCATGGACCGATTGGGTGCGCAAGGATATGATCGCTCAAGGGCTGACCTATGAGGTCGTGATGCGGATGGAGTCGGGTCAAGAGACCAAGCAGGAAACGGCGATCAACTCGATCGTTCGCAATTTCCTGAAGACGCAGGAAGAACGGGCGAACATGGAGCCCGAGCCGCCGAAGTGGATGACCGACCAGGGATTGGCTTGAGGAGATTTTAATGGCGAAACCGCAGCAGCGAGAGGTTCAGAAGGCGGCGTCGCAGCCGGACGACGGCCTGTTCGATGACGCGCCGTCGAGCGAACCGGTGGTTGAGTCGCCTGTCCTGGCGGTCGCGGAAGAGGCGCAGGTCGAGCCGGTCGCCGCTGAAGTGATCCTCGCGGAAGGCTTCAGCGCCTTCCCGCTTGAGCCGCCAGAGGGCCGCTACAGCAAAGAGCCGCCTTACGATCATGCGCCGGTGTGGTTGACCAATGGTGAGCACGGCGCTGTCGGTCAGTGGCAGGTGACGCGGCGTTGGGACGGCCCGAAGAAGCGCTGGGGGCCGGTCGGCTTCTGGGCGCTGCGGGCGACGGGTGGACGACCGGTTGGCTTTACGCCGACGGGCTGGCGCGTGTGGAGAGACTGATGGCCACGTCCACTGTCGAGGCCGAGTGGGTCGACTCGGAGCATTATCTGGGGCCGAAGATGAAGCGCATCACGTTTCAGTGCGGCAAGTGCAACCACCGCTGGGTGCGCACGCTGAAGGTCGAACCTAAGCGTGACCCGCCATGCCCCAACCGCCGCTGCGAGGAGGCGGCCGAGAAGGCTGAGATGCGGCGCGAGATCGAGAACCTGAGGCAAATGCTGGAGGAGCAGCGCGCGCCAGCGACCGTCGGCGCCAATGTGCGCGTCAGGGCGATTGACGAGACGGCGAAGATCGTCATGGAGGATCAGAAGCTGACCAATCTGCGCGATGGTCTGCGCGAGGGCGACACGATGGCGCCCAAGTTGCCGCAGCGCCAGCAGGAACTCGCCGATGCGATGTTCTCGCCCAAGACGACCGGCGTCACGCCGGTGATCGATATGGGTGGGCGGCGTCAGTCGATCCCGTCGGCGCGTCTTCGTCAGGTCGGCCTGCGCGCGATCGGCGGCGCCTACGCGCAGAACTCGGTCAAGCCGACGGCGATTATCCCGAAGGATCGCCCGGCGACGGTGGCGGTTAAGAATGAGCGTTACAATCCCGGTCGGCCAAGCGCCGAAGGATACAAGAAGTAGGAGAAAGCCATGAAGACATCGAAGCCGACGCGCGGCGTCGGGCCATTCGCCAAAGCTGCCGTGCCGGTTCAGGCGGCGGTGAAGCCGACTGCTGTTAAGACGGCTCCTGGCCGCATCGGCAATCTCGGCGCTTTCGCGCACGCGCCGAAGAAGAAATCGTCGAAATCGCGTTGACGTTTCGGCCGGGCGCGCGCATCATCGTTCTCGATCCGCAGGCCCCCGTCTGCTGGTCTGTTTGCACTCCCCTATTCCGTAGACTTGAGCCCCGCTTCGGCGGGGCTTTTTTCAATTCAGCAGCGGTCGCGCGAAGCGGTTGAAGATGTTGATCGCGCCGCGCGCGGCGACGTTGGCGCCCTCAAAGATTGCCCATGTCGCGATTGACACTTCGATTGCGCCGACCGGGACGGTCCACTCGGCGAAGCGCCGGTAGCCGGTCGCGCTCAGCGGTGCGGTGAAGGTCGCCGGCCCGGCGTTGGTCTGGTAGCTCACGACCACTGTCGCGGCGATCGGCGTCAGCACGATCGAGCGGTTGACGTAGAACGACACCGCCCAGGTCAGCGTGTCGCCGATCCGCGCGTAGCGCGACGTTCCTCTCCCCATCTGTGGCGCCGTGAAGTTCGGCGTCAGCGAGTAGATGCACGTCATCGTGACGATCGGCGGGACCGGCGGCGTGACGGGTTCTACATAGGACGCCGACTGGTCCCACATCGTCGGCGGGCGCAGCAGCGTCCAGCGCCCGAGGCCGCTCTCCTCCATCCAGAAGACCGACGGCGTCGGTGTCGGCGGCGGGGGCGGCGCGATCGACAGCGAGGCGCTGTCGGGCGGCTGCGGTAGGCGCAGACGCGACACATCACTCTGGCCGAGCCACTGCGAGACGAAGCTGATCGATGGTGCGGCGACGGGCGCCGAGGGGTTGCGTGCGTCGTCGAGCGGCCGGATCGGCGCCAGCCGCTTGATATCGCTCTGGCCGAGCCACTGCGCCGGCGTCACGAGGATCGTCGAACCGGTCGGCGTCCATGCGACGAAGCGGGCGTCGCTCGGTTTTGGCGGCGATAGGTGTGGTGTGTCGCTTTGTCCGAGCCACTGCGCGATGTCGTTCGGCAGGAACTCCGTCCCGTAGCCGATCGGCGCTGCGAGGTCGTCGATGCGCCGGTTCGGCGGTAGCCGCGCGGTGTCGCTCTGGCCGAGCCACTGCGACACGTAGGTGATGGCTGCGGCCGGCGTGATTTTCTGCGGCGGCCACGGCGTGTTGTCGAGTGCGTGAAGCGGCGGTAGGTGTGTTGGTAGGTTGTGGTCGTCACCCCACTGCGAGACATAGATTGGTGTGACGACGGCAGGTGGCTGCGCTGGCCACGGTGTGTTGTCGAGCATGCGAGGCGGCGGCAGTCGCGCGGCGTCGCTTTGACCGAGCCATTGCGAGACGAAAGTTGTGACGGGAGCGGCCGAGATGATGCCGACGGCGCCAGCCAGATCGGCGACTTGCCGCGGCGGCGCCAGTCTCGGCAGCGGGGTTGAGTCGAGCCACGGCGGCGCGAACAAGAATGTATAAGCGATCTGGCCGCGAGCGCCTGCGCCAGATGTAACAGCGGCTACGGTGGAACCACCACCGCCGCCCGGTGCGGAGCCCGATGTTGGGGAAGTAGGACTGCCGTTGCCACCGGCGCCACCATCCGGCGTGCCGCCCGCAGCGCCGCCCGTACTAGACGAACTACTACCAGCGCTACCCGATCCAGCGCCGCCACCCCCTCCGTCTGTGCCGTTTGCCGTGCTTTTGCCATTACCGCCAGCGAATAGCGTCGTGCCAATGCAACTCGCCGTTGCTCCGCCGTTCCCCTGAGAACTGGCTAACCCCCCGAAGCCGAGAGCCCCAAGACATCCGGTTGTCGAGGAGGCGGGCGAGGAATTTGTTCCGAGGTTAACCCAAGAACTAACGCCGTTGCCACCGCCGCCATTAAGACGACCTGCGCCGCCGGTCCCTACATTCCAGAATAAAGTTTGCCCCGGAGAGCAGGCAATAGTTGACGCGGCATAGGCTCCTCCACCACCTCCGCCGGGTCCGACACCTCCGGTGTCTGCGCCGCTACCACCGGCGCCCGCACCACCATAAGATTCTACGATGGCGGCGATTGCTCCAATAGGGACGACAACGCTGCCAGCCCCGGTCGTAGTGACGACGACGCGGGCCATCGGTCAGTCCTTAGGAGCAGGCGGCGATGTGGCGACGAGATTCCATGCGGTCAAGCCATTTCTCGATCGGCCGGCAGCCCTTGCCGACGCAGCGCATGCAGATTGGCCCGTTGCAGCAGTGGCACCACGCGCCGATACCGTCGTCGGTCGCCCGCTTGAACGGCGGCTTGTCGACGACCTTCGAACAGTGGAGACACGTGAACGTCTCGACTTCTGTCGGCCGGGCGAAAGCCGGGTCGGTGATGATCGAGTAGCCTCGAGACTTTCTCTGACGGCTAGGTCCCATGATCGCGGTCCCATAGGAAGCGGGTGTAGTCGGCGAATTCGGCCTTGTTCCACCCGGTCTGGTTGTCGCACAGTGGGAAGACGAAGCCTTCGCCGCTGTAGGAGAGATTCCACGCCCGCGCGTCCGCTTCGATCACGACTGGCGCCTCACTGCCGCGCATCGTCAGCTTCGTGTTGCTGCACACAACGCGCGTGTCGGCGGCGTTGGCGGGGCTGTTCGAGTTTGCCTTCGCGCCGATCCCGCGCGGCGCGACGTAGCCTTTGTCGTCGGCGGTGAGCGCGCCGCGCACCTGTTCGGCCGCCGGCGCGCCGCAGAACCTGCAGGGCTTCACAGGTCGTCGTACTCGATGCCGAACAGAACGTTCGACGCGTAGGTTGGCGACAGCGCCAGCAGCGACAGGCCGACGAGATTGGTCGCCGCCCAGGTCAGCATCGCGTCGGTGTCCTGCGCCGCCCACTGCATCGACGCGCGCTGGTTGAGCGAGCGCGAGAAGATGTCGAGCGTATAGGTTCCCTCGGCGGTGTAGGCGTTATGTGCCACGGTGCGCGAGGCGACGTCGGCAGGGTTGAGCGGATCGGGCGTGACGGCAGTCGAGGTGCCGTCGGCTGTGGCGCGCTGGACCTCGTAGACGATCTGGCAGTCGGTTGCGTTGGGCGCGCCGTCGGGGCCCATCTGCAACGCGACGGCGCGGCCGCGGCACAGCGTTGCGGTGGCCGCCCAGACCTGGACCTGCGTTTTGAAAGTGGTGGTGATCGCTTGCTGGGCGTTGGTCATGCGGTTGTCGACGTGAAATCTTGCCATGGGTTTTCCTTTCGTGAGTTACTTCTTGCCGCCTTGGTGCAGAGCCAATTTTGTCGCCTGTTCCTTCTCCGCCGCTTCGGCCTGCGCAACTGCGCGGCGTGTGATGTCGGCTTGCAGTGCCTCGGGATCGGTGACGTCGAGATGTTCGACGGCGGTCGCGGGCGACATCAGGCCGGTCTTCAGCATGTCGAAGACCAGAGCCTTGGCGTCGGCCGAGAACGCGGGCGAAGAACTGTGCTCGTCGACGGTCAGCGTCACGTCGTCGGGCAGATCTTCGTAGCTGAAGTAGACCGGAACCATGCCTTTGGCGGGCGGCGTCAACAACAGCGCCTCGTCTTTCGACGCGACGCTCTGCACGCCGGCCTCGGCCTCGGGAACCCAGGCGACCAGCTTCTTGTCGACGTGGGCGCGGAACATGTCGAGCGTCAGGGCGCCCATGTGCTCGACGTCGCGCTCGATCAACAGTGCGCGGTCCTTGAAGCGCGGCGAGAACATCCGCACCAGCGTGTCGGCGTGCGCGCCCGACCGCACGCCCTTCTCGCCGTGGCCCTTGGCGATCGGCGGCACACCCATCATCTCGTCGAACATGCGCTCGTACTCGTGCAGCGAGGCCCACAGGTCTTGGGGGATCTCGGTGCGGTCCTTCTCGATTTTGGCGTTGGGGTTGGTGTCGACGAAATGACCGCCCGGCTTCTTGTACTTCGACAGCGCCAGCTGCGTGACGCCGGTCGAGCCGACGAATTTCGTCGTCGGGTCTTCTTGCATTCGCAGCATCCGGTTGGTGCCCACTAGCCGTGTGTTGATCGCCTCCTGCAGATAGACGAGCCGCTGCACCTCGGAGGCGCCCCAGAAATAGGTCGGGACCGGGTTCGGGCAGAAGGTCGAGTAGGGGTGGTCGCCTTTCAGGCACGGCGCCGAGGTTTGGTTCGACGGATCCCACGCGAGTGCGTTCTGGATCGTGTATTTGCCCATGATCAGCATGTCGTCGCCGACCAGTTGGAACGTCGCCCAGTCCTCGCGCTCGTCGTCCCATATCCAGGTCTCGTTGATCTCGATCAGGCTCTGCTCGACGGTCGGGTCGAGCTGCGGCTGCGGCCGGCCCATCCAGTCGACCAGCCCGCGCGTTGGGTTGTTGTTCTGCCCCGCCGCTTGCAGCGGGTACAGGCCGCCGACGACGATGTTCATCGCCGTGCCGCGCGTGTCGGTGAGTCCGCCGGCGCTCTCGCGCGAGTAGTTCCTCACCTTGCGCATCAGTTCGTTCTTGTCGGGGTGATTCTTCACTAGGCCGAGGAACTGGTCGCGCGTGATCAGCATCGCGTGGTTGAAGGCGCTCATGCTTTCGTCGAGCTTGTCGTAGTTTTCGCGCAGCACGCCGAAATCCTCGGGCTGCACCAGCCAGGTCGACATTCGTCCGCCCGAGAACGACTGCTTGATGATTCCCTTGCCGCGTACGAGGCCGATGTTGACTGCCTGGCTCAGCATCGAGTCGGCGTCGCAGCGCCGGTACTGGTTGCGGATGTGCGCCGCCGCGGCGCGGCCCTTCGCTTCGTTGACGACCGAGGGATAGTCGGGGTCGCCGATGTGGAAGCGCAGCGATACCGGCGAGAACAGTAGCGATTCGAGGTCGTCGAGCGACACCCACAGCTTGTTGTACATCGCCGGTGTCGAGGGGTCCGCCGAGCCGGTGTCGACGTAGTTCTGGTAGAAGACGCCGCGGTTCATCCTCGCCTGGCGCGAGGACATGCAGTGCGAGGCGGTCTCCCGCACGAACTGGGTGAGGCGCTTGGCGTCTCGCGGTATCCTCATATCTATACCATCCTATAGTATTGATATTCTTCGTCTTTTCCGCACGTTATATTGACATGAGCTTTCGGTCCAGCGTAGTCTCGCGTCCGTTCGGGGGTGAGGCTAGTCTCTTCCCCTCTTTCGTGAAAAGGAGACTCCCATGGTTCGTCATCGTCACAAGGGCCGCAAGGGCCGTCGGAAGTAATCGACCATGCCAGCCGGGCGGGGAGCTAAGGCTCCTCGCCCATTCTTCTCTCTGAGGTCCGCTCGTTCATGCCGATGCCCATGCCGATGCCCGGCGCTCCTGCTCCCGCACCTCAGGGTGTGGCGGGACCGGCGTCCGCTCCGGGACCGATGAAGGGCGCCGCGGCGGGCGGCATGGAGAAGCTCAAGCTCTCGCTCAAGGGTTTGCAGGAGTCCCTGCCCAATCTGCCGATGGGCTCCGCCATCCACACCGCCGTCCTCAAAGCTTTGACCGACATCGGCAAGGCGGTCGAGAAAGAAGGCGGCGGCCAGGGCGATCCTGGCGCCATGATCCAGCAGCTCGTCGAGATGGCCCGCAACGCCAAGCAGGCTGGGGTTCCGCCCCCGCAGATGCCCGGCGCCGGCGGCCCGGCGCCGCCGATGGGCGGCGCTCCCCCCGTCCCCCCGCCCCAGATGGGCGCTTGAGAGGAATTACACAGATGACCAGTGGAAAATTTCCCAAGGCGTATGACGGCGACGTCAAGGTCGATAACTCTTTGATGGAATACACGCAATTCCCGCAGATGGACATCGGCGCTCGTCCTTCTGGCATGCCGAAGGGCGGCGTCAGCGGCATCAAGTCACTTGAGCATGTCGGCAAGGACGGTTCGCGCGGCTCCGCGCCGAGGGCCAAGTAATGGCTGAGGCTACCCAGTCGCAGATTCGCGCCGAGGAACTCCTGAACGAGTTGCTGCGTGACGGTGAGGTCGGCGGCAAGGTCAGGAAGCTCGCCAAGGCGAAGTACCCTGACGCGCGTATCGTCGACATCGACAGTGTCGCCGAGCCGCTCGTCGCGCCGCTGAAGGCCGAGAACGCCGCGCTCAAGGAGCGTCTCGACAAGCTCGAGGAGGCTCGCGCCACCGAGAAGGAAGACGCGGAGAAGCGCGTTGCTCAGACCAATCTCGAAACGGCGCTGACCAAGGCCCGGCAGGATTACAACCTGACCGACGAGGGCTTCGACAAGATGGTCGCCCGGATGAAGGAGACCGGCAACTACGCCGACGCGGACGCCGCGGCGGCCTGGGTTGCCTCCAAGACGCCGGCGCCCGCCGCTCCCGGCCCGACGTGGCGCGGGCAGGATTTGAACCTCTTCGGTTCGAAGGATAGGGACGAGGCGCTGGTCAAGCTCCACCGCGACCCGGAGGGGTACCGCGACGATCAGATCGAGGAGTTTCTGCGCGATCCCGACAAGTTCACGCGGGAGACGCTGGGCGTCCAATGACGATTTTTGTCGCTCATGAATTCATCGCGCTCGGTGCGGAAATCACCGGGCGCGGTCTTTTGTTTCAAGGAGTGCTGTGATGGCCTATCCGAATTCTCCGGTTTCGACGCTAACCGGCTCAGGAATCACGCCTTCTGGGCAACTTGGGGCGCAGTTGGCCGCCCTGACGCGCCGTGCCTTTTTGAGCACTTGCTACGTCCAAATCTATCAGAGCCACCCCCTTCTTTCACTTTTCATGTCGAACAGCAAAGCAGCGCGCGGCGGCGTCTCGCAGATCACCGTTCCGGTGCAGGGCAACAGCTTCGTCCAGTTCTCGTGGGGCGGCTTTGACGGCAACTTCCCGATGCCGACCGATCAGGCGGCGATCCAGAACGCGCAGTTCAGTCTCAAGCTCGGCATGGTGCCGATTGGCTTTTTCGGGATGGAGGCCATCCTGCAAAGCTCCGAGGTTGTCATTCCCAAGCTGCGCGCCGTGATGAGCGACGCCGCGGTGGTGATGAAGCAGTCCTATGCGCAGGCGCTCTATTCGAACAACTACGCCAACACGCAGATTTGGGATTCGCTCAGCCAGGCTTTCGACGACGGCACCAACGTCCCGTCTTACGGCGGCATCGCGCGCTCGCCCGGCTCGTTCTGGGCCGGCCAGCTGATCAGCAACACCGGCGCCGCAGTGACGACGAGGGTCGGCGCGGCGCAGATTCTGACGCGCATCCAGTCCGGCGCTGGCGGCGAGGCGCCCGATTTCGGTGTGATGAACCCGGCCAACTGGGCCGAGCTCATGACCGACTTCATGAGCCTCGAGATGTACCAGACCCGGCCGCGCTCGATCTACGAGAAGGACGATGTGGTCAACGCCGGCTTCCGCGGCATCAAGGTGCTCGACACGCCGATCTTCCCCGATCCGTTCTGTCCGCTCGGCTCGGCCTACTTTCTCAACAGCCGCTACACCGGCATGTACATGTCCGAATACGCGCCGATGACCTTCTCCGGCTTCGAGCCGCTGATCAACGTCGGCCAGATCGCTGACGTCGGCGTTCTCATCTCGTGCGCCGATCTCGTCTGCGCCAAACCGTCCTCGGGCGCTCAGGTGACGGGCATCACCGGCGCGGCGTGGCAGTCTGTTCCGGGCACTTCGCCCGCCGTGATCTGAAGGAGTTGAACGATGGGTGTCTATGGCGGTAACGGCCTCGCTCCGTCTCTCGGCGGCGGTTTGTCGACCAACAGACTCGTGCTCAAAGCTGGCAACGTGTGGCCCATCCCTTCTGGATGGTTCATGATTCGCACTGGCCCCTACACGACGATCCAGCAATACGACGTGATCACCGGTATCTGGTTTTCGATTGGCGGTGGCGGGTTCGGCGCCAGCGTCGAGTACGTCCATTCGGATGGCCAGAATTATCGGCTCGCCAATCAGAATGGCTGTGTCGTTGGCGCGGTGCTCACCAACGTCGGCTCGGGCTACACTTCGGCGCCTGTCGTTACGGCTTCGGCTGGCGGCTCGGTGTGGAAGGCTATCGTCGGCGGCGCGGTCAGCCAGACCGTTACCGTCTCCAACGCCGGCACGAACTACACCTATCCGCCGCTGGTTCTGTTTTCCGCGCCGCCGCCCGGCGGTGTTCAGGCGACCGGCTACTGCACGCTGTCGGGCTCGACGGTCTCCACCGTTACGATGGTCGACCAGGGCGCTGGCTATCTTTCGGCGCCGACGGTCGTCTTCCAGAACGATCCTCGCGAAGGCCTGAACGGGACGACCGTCGGCGCCGGCGCCACCGCTGTCGCGGTGTTGACCGGTTCGCAGACGATCACCGCGCTCCTCTGTCTCGACCACGGCAATCCGATCGCCTTCACCGCCGGTTCGGCGACGACCATCCCGACGCTGGCCTTCTCGGGTGGCGGCGGCTCGTCGGCCGCCGCGACGTCGCTGATGAACTGGTCGGTGGTTGGTCTGCAAAGCGGCTCCTACGCCAACGGCACCTCGGGTATCACCGGCTCGCAGGCGATCATTGTCGGCGTCGACCAGCCGACTGCAGCCAACAGCACCGTGCTCAACACCGCGGTGCAGGCGAGCCTCGTACGCGGTCGCCAGTGCTTCTTGTCGGCCGCGCCGGCCGCCGGCGTGTTGCCGGCCTATACGGCTTGGGTGGTGCGTGACGGCGGTATTTACCAGGGCACGCCGCTGCTGGTCATCGAGACCAGCCAGGCGACGACGCCCGGCGCGCTGGTCACGGCGCTGGCGACGATGGGTTATATCACGTCGGACACGAGCTACATCGAAGGGCCGGCCTGATGTAGTTGTGAGCCGAGAGTATTTTTCAACAGGAGACGCGCATATGGCCCAGATTGTCACGAAGTTCAAAGATGTTTCGGTTGGCGACGTCGTCAACCTCAAGTCCGGCAGCCCCGACCTCACGGTTGTCGGCTTCGCTATGGCCGACGCCGTCGGCCCGATCCCGCCGACGACCGCCGGCGCGACTTTCGTCGAGGAGTCACTCGCGGCGGTCTGTTACGGCTTCACCACGACCGGCGCGCCGATCTCGGCCAAGTTTCCGGTCGAGGTTCTCAACGTCAAGACGCCGGTCGCTCCCGTCAAAGACTGACACGACGCTCGGACGTCTTAAGAGCCCGCGCCTGCGAATAGCGGGCGTGGGTTCTTTGTTGGTGAGCCATGCCTCTTAGCGCCATTCTCAACGACGCCTCGCAGCTGCTGAATGACCCCAACTACAGCTTCACTTCGAAGCCGCAGCTGATCCGCTGGGTAAATCAGGCCCGGCGCGAGTGCGCCAAGCGAACGCAGTGTGTGCGCCGTCTGATCACCGGCCAGTCGGCGTTCGGGGCCAGCGCGCAGGCGGGCTACGCGATCCCTGGCGCGATGCAGCCTGGCGCGCTGCCGGGCGCGTTTCCGCAGGGCGCCTCGGGGACTTATGGCGCGGTGCAGAATGCGATGATGACGATCGTCGGCGTCGAGCGTTACCCCTACAACGGCTTCTTCAACACTTTCCTGCGCCAGCAGTACGCCGGCTGCGGCCAGGTGATCGACTCGGTGGCGCTGGCGGTCAACTGGGGTGGTACGACGCGGCCCCAGCTCGACTATCTGACTTGGGACGACTTGCAGGCCTACGCGCGCGCCTATGCGGTGCTGAACACGTCGTGGCCGTCGGTCTGGTCGGTTTATAACGACGGGCCGCAGGGCGAGATTTGGGTGTTCCCGGTTCCCAGCCAGGCGACCGAGATGGAGCTCGACGCGATCTGTCTGCCGAGCAACCTCAACACAGACAATGACTTCGACGCGATCCCCGACGGCTTTCAGGAGTCGTTGATGTTCGGCGCCGCCAAGTTCGCTTTCATGGCGCGTGGCCGCTATGCGCAGGCCCAGGTGATGGAGGGCGAGTTCGCCGACGCGATGGGCGTCGCGCGCGTCGCCGTCGATCGTGGAAAAACGAAGTCGTATTATTATTCGGTGCCTTAATGCCGCAGGACCGCATCGCCTCTATTATCGCCCAGGCCCGCGTCATTCGCGACGGGATCGACCAGGCGCGCGACGAGACGCTGGTGCGCACCGCGACGCTCGAGCTTCTGCTCGGCGCGCTGATCGATCTTGGCGCGCAGATCAGCGACGACAAATTCCGCGAGGCGCTGCGCAACAATGTCGCCAGCCAGACGATGTCGATAGTCCGCACTCAGGAAGCGTTCCAGAAGGTGCTTGACGCCGAGCGCGCGGCGGCGGAGGCGCGTGATGCCTGACCCGCGCGGCCAGATGGCGGCGAAGGCCCAGGAGACTCTCGGGCTCCCGCCGGGTTTTAAATCGTATTCCCCATATCCTTTTGGCGGGATGAACGTTCAGGCCTCGGCGGTGGCGATCGCCGACAATGAGTTTCTGTGGCTCGAGAACTTCGTTCGGCTCGGCGACGGCAATCTGCGCACGGTGTGGGACCGCGGCGCGCCGATCTTCACCGCCTTGGGCGGTCTGACGATCGTCTGGAAGTGCTTCTACAACATCGCGACGACCTACTACTGCGCGGTCTTCCTGTCCGACGGCTCCGCCGTTCAGGTCGAGGTGGCGACGCAAACACAGACGCAGATCGGCCCGGCGGGCCTGTTCTACGACGCTTCGAGCGGCGATCTGCCCTACGCGCGCCAGTGGGGCACGCAGTACCTGCTGATCAGCAATCGCAACACCGACAACGACTACTGGGCCTGGGACGGCGTGCTGCTCTACTCAGCCGGCTCGGTCGCGCCGGGTGGCGTCGACCTTAACTCCGGTGGCGCTGGCTACTCGACCCCGCCGACGCTGACCGTTTACGGCGGCTTTGGCTCCGGCGTCGAGATCACGCCGGTCGTACTCGGTGGCCAGGTGGTCGAGATGAACATCACCGATCCCGGCTCGGGTTACCAGCCCGGCGACGTCGTCCAAGTGGCGTTCAGCGGCGGCGGATCGAATAACTCGGCGATTCTGACCGCTTCGCTCGCCGCGACGACGCTGGCCGGCGTAACGGTGACGGCGGAGGGTGAGGGCTACACTTTCGCCAGCGTCCAGTTCGTCGGCGGTGGCGGCGGATCGGGCGCGGTCGCCACGGCGACGATCGTCGACGGCGCCATCACGGCGATCGTGGTGACCAACCAAGGCTCGGGCTACACTACCGCGCCGTCGGTCGAGATCATCGGCGACGGGACGGGCGCCGAGGCTTCGGCCGTGCTGACACCTTCCAGGGTGGCCTCGGGGTTGGCGCCGACTTCCGTCGCCAGTCTGACGCGCACCAGCGGCGGGTCTGGTTACACCGGTTCGGCCTTCGTCTTTTTCCTCGGCGGCGGGGGAACGGGGGCGACCGCCACGGCGACGGTGTCGGGCGGCGCGGTGTCGGCGTTGACGCTGACCAGCGGCGGCTCGGGTTACACCTCGGCGCCGGAGGTGCTGATCTTCGCCAGCGCCGGGACGGGCGCGACTGCGACGGCGACCCTAACTTCCAGCGGCGCGTTGAGTGGCGTCACCGTGGTCAACGGTGGTTCGGGCTTTACCAGCGTGCCGCTGCTGACGATCGTCGGGGGCGGCGGGGCCGGCGCCACCGCGATCGCGGTGCTGACCGCGACGTCAATTGCTTCGGTCAATCTGACGGCGGGGGGCTCGGGCTACACTTCGGCGCCGTCGGTCGCCTTTGTTGGCGGGGGTGGTACGGGGGCGGCGGCGACCGCCTACCTCAGCGGCGACGCGGTCGCCTACATCGTCGTCACCAATGCGGGCTCCGGTTACACCGCGCCGATCCAGGTGACGCTGAGCGGCGGGGGTGGCTCGGGCGCCGGGGCGACCGTGCTTTATGCGCCGACCTCGATCGCTTCGGCCGAAGTCATGTCGACCGGCCAGTTCTACACCACCGCGCCCGCCGTCGAGGTCTCGCCCGGCGCTAACAACGCCGCGTCGGCGACGATTACGCTGATGCCCTTCGGGGTCAGTGGCTCGGTGATGGAGACGTTCCTGTCGCGGCTGTGGGTATTCAATCCGGCGCCCTCGCAGACTTCGACCCTGCCGCCGGGCGGCGACTGGTCGGTTTCGGCGCCAGGATCCTTCGTTGATTTTGCAACTTCCGACGGCGGCGTCGATGCGGTCAACACCGACGCTTTCCTCGATCTTCAGTACACGCAGGTGCGCCAGTCGTCGGGCTATCTCTACGCCTTCGGCAACGGCTCGGTCAGCGTCGTCTCCAACGTCAACTCGTCCGGCAGCCCGGTCTCGACGACGTTCAACTACCAGAACGTCGACCCGCAGGCTGGCTGCGCGTGGCGCGACGCTCTTCAGGACTTCGGTCGCTCGACGATCTTCGCCAATACGACTGGCGTCTTCGGCCTCTACGGCGGCGCGGCGACCAAGATTAGCGGCAAGCTCGATCAGCTGTTCACCAGTGCAATCTTCCCGCCGGCGGCGGGCGCGGTGACGCCGTGCGGCGCGATCGCGACGATCTTCAGTATCAAGCACTACATGCTGCTGATGACGGTTCTCGATCCCGATACCGGAGCCATGCGCAACGTCATGGCGACGTGGAACGAGAAGGACTGGGTCGTCACTTCGCAGACCGTCAGCTTTCAGTTCATCGCCACCCAGAAGCAGGGTAGCGAGTACGTCGCTTACGGGACCGACGGGACTTCGGTCTACCCGCTGTTCGCCTCGCCGTCCTCCAGCTTGCAGAAGCGGTTCGACACCAAGCTCTACGGCTCCGACCGCATCTTCATCGAGAAAGCGGCGCAGGGCGTCTGGTTTCAGGCGCAGGACAACTCGGCCGCCGAGGTCGGAATCAACGGTGTCGTGGATGTGGCGATTTCAGGCATGAACGGGGGTGAAGTCAGCGATTTGGCCGAGACCGTGCCGTCCGGGGTGTCCCAGCCGTTGCAGAACCAAGTGCAGTTGGCGTCCTCGCCACCGGCGTGGAACGTCTGGGGTACGTCAATTCAGGGCAATGCCTTCTTCTCGATGGGCCTGCGATTTGTCAGCAGCAGCCCGGATTTCACCTTAGCCGATCTCGTGATAGGCTACACCGAGCACACCGCGTTCTTCGCGTGAGGAGAGAGCCATGACCATGCGCACCAAAGGCGTCAAAATGGACTTCGAGAACCTGATCGCGCGCGGTGAGAACCCGCGCGGCCTGACCGCTCAGACTGCCAACGGTACGGCGCATTGGAAGGGCACTGGCTGGAACAAGGATGAGCCGAATTGGGGCGACGGTTTTCCCGCAGCGGTAGGCGCCGCTACGGCCGCGCAGGCTGAGTGGAACTCGCCTGATCGTCAGGTTCGTCCCGGTCCGACGCGGCCCGACGGGCGTTCGAATCGGACGGGCGAGTGACGTGCTCCCCGCGCTCGAGAACCTCCCGCAGACGCAGGACGAGTGGAGCCGATTCTCGTGGGACCACCGCGACAGTCATGACCGCATCCGCGCGGCGATCAAGGTGCAGTACAGCGTCAATCTGAGCGACTACCAGATCGACCCGATCAACCCGAACTCGACCAACGATTTCTTGCAGAACAATTCGCAGCTGCATAGCGACATGAACGGCATTCTCGGCTTGCAGAGCGCCAATTTGCAGGACGCCGATCTCGGCGACCCGAAGCAGTTGCAGGCATGGATTCAGCTACACTATCAAGAGCACCTCTACGCTGAGCTGAAACTGGAGATTTGATCGTGGCGCCGTTCATCGTCTTCGCGCTACCGAGAAGCAGAACGGCGTGGCTGGCGCGCTATCTGTCCTACAACGGCAGGCTTGTCGGTCACGACGTCGCGGCGAAGAGCGCCTCGATAGCGGGTTTCTTCCACAACTTTGCGACCGACATGGACGGCACGGTTGAGACTGGCGCGATGATGGGCTGGCGGCTGTTTCGCGAGCAATTTCCCGAAGCGCCGATCGCGGTTATTCGCCGGCCCATCGAGGATGTGAAACTGAGCCTGTCGCAGTTCGGCGTTGTTCCTCGTGATGGCGATTTGGAAGCACGCGACGTTTTTCTAGACGAGATCGAGAGACAGTTTGGTGTGTTGACGATGTCGTTTCGAGATTTGTATAGCAACGAAAATCGGCAGCGCATGTTCGAGCATTGCCTCCATCGTCCATGGGACCCGCATTGGGATGCGAAGCTGGCGCCGATCAATATCCAGATCGACGTCGACGCCGCGCTGCGGGCAGTTGCGACAAATCAAATTGCGATCGCCGCGATGAAGAGAGAGGTGGCGGCGCGCTCTTCGGTCGATGCGTGACGTCGTCATCGCGTGGGAGACGTGGGCTTCGGTGTGGCCCGAGGGAGACGCGTTGGCGCGAGCGCACTTCGGCGAGGTCGAAGGAAGCCTCGCCGAGAAGCGGCCGTATGAGGTCGACGCACAGTTGATGGTGGAAGCGGAGAGATGCGGTGCGCTTCGTGTCGTCGGGGCGCGCGTCGGGGGTCGTCTGGTCGGGTACTGCACGTGGAGCCTGATGCGCGATCCAGAGTCGAGAGGGCTCGTTATGGCGAACCAAGGCGCGATCTACGTCGATCCCGAGTTTGCTGGCGTCGGCTACAAGATGGTGGCTTTTTCGCTTCCAGGGCTTAAGATGTTTGGCGCTGACTACGCGCTGATGCACCACCGCATGCTGGGGCGCGGAGCGCGCCTCTGGGTGTGGTTCAAGCGGCTCAGAGCGACGCTGATCAAGCATGAATATTATCTGTGGCTAGGAGACTAGGCATGCCGAGTGTTTCTCTTCCAGCCGCCATCGCCGGCGGCATCGGTGACGCCACTGCCGGGATCGGTGGTCTTCTCAGCGGTCTATTTGGTGGCGGCGCTGCCGCCGCGACGGGCGCGGCTGCTGCGGGCGCCGGGGCGGCGGACGCAACCGGCGGCCTGCTGGCGATTCCCGGTCTCGACGCCGCCGTCACGGCAGCGCCCTCGCTCGCCACGTCGCTAGCTGGCGCCGGCGGCGCGGCTGGCCTCGACGCGACGATCGGCTCGGTTGGCGCCGACGCCGCGGCGCTGAGCGGGTTCTCGTCGCTCGCCGGCGCTGACGCTGCGGGCGCGGCTGACGCGCTTGGCGCCGGCGTCCCCGGTTCGGCGGGCGGCGCGAGCGCACCGCTGGCCTCGCCCGGCGCAGCCGTCACGACTCCCGCCACCGGCGCCGCGCCGACCGCCGGTTCGGCGGGATCGGCCACCGCTGGCGCGGCCCCGGCTGGCGTCGCCGCCTCGCCGAGCGCTACCGGGACTTTCGGCGCGGTCGACCCCTCGCTGATCCAGGGCGCCTCGGCGCCGGCCGGCCTGACCGGCGACGCGGCGGCTGGCGTCGGCTCGTCTTCCGCGCCGGCGGGCCTGACGAGCGCCGCCAATGGCGTCGCGGCGGCTGCTCCGGGCGCTCCCGCAGCCGCGCCGACCGGCGCGGGTCTGCTTGGCTCGCTGAAGACCTACGGCCCGCTGGCGCTTAGCGGCGCCGGTCTGCTGTCGTCGGTGCTGAGCGGCGATAAGAAACCCGCCTTCGAAGGCCAGATCAGCGCCGAAGCGGCTCAAGCAGGTGCGCAGGGCCAGCAGCTTGAGTCTTATCTCACCTCCGGCACGCTGCCGCCCGGCGTCTCGGCAGGCCTGACTTCGGCGCACGACGCCGCCGCCGCGACGATTCGCTCGCAATACGCCGCGCGCGGCCAGACCGGTTCGTCGGCCGAGGCGCAGGATCTCGCCAATCTCGCCAACACGACGGTCAGCCAGGGCGCACAGATCGCCACCAATCTTCTCCAGCAGGGCGTCAGCGAGAGCGAGTTCTCGGCGCAGCTTTACGAGGAGTTGATGAAGACCTCGATCCAGCAGGACGCCTCGCTCAGCCAGTCGATCGCCAGCTTCGCTGGCGGCCTTGCCGGGCTCGGGCTCAAGTCCGCGCCGACGGCGACAGGGTGATCCATGCCGACTGCTTTTCCGCTTGCAGCCGATCCATTCGCCACCGGCGCCTCGCCACTCGCGCCGGCGCCAAGCCCGCTCGATGACTCGAACGACCGGGTGAAGACGTTCGACGCCAAGCAGGACCAGCTGGCGGCCAAGCTCGACACGATCCGCGCCGACACGGCGGCCAAGAACGACAAGTTGGAGGACTTCTTCGCCGCGAACAAGCCGCCGGTCTACAAGCCGCCCGCGCCCTATAAGCCGCCCGAGCAGTCCGGGCCGATTGAGGCGTGGGGCTCGTTGGCGATGGCCTTCGCTATGCTCGCGTCTCGTTTCACTCGGACGCCGATGACCACGGCGATGAACGCCGGCGCCGCGGTGATGACGGCGATCAAGCAGAAGAACGCTGACGCCGCGACGGCTGCTTATCAGCAGTGGAAGGACGCCAACACGCAGGCGCTCGACATGGCCAAGTACCAGCAGTCCGCCTATGCGAATCTGATGGCGACGATCGAGCGGCGCGAGAAGAACAACGTTGATCTCTCCAAGGACCAGCAGGACGACGTGCGCGCGCAGATCACCGCGCTCGCCTCGGCGTTCAAGGACGAGACGATGCTGAAGATCGGCGAGGCGCACGACCTCAACGCGCAGAAGTTGGAGTACGACCGCCGTCAGCACGAGCTCGATATGCTCGACACTCAAACCAAGCGGCTCGAGCAGGGCTGGGAGAAGATGCAGGGTCAGGTCGAGGGCGCCAAGGCCGAGAAGGAAGCCATGCAGACGCCGGAGTACAAGGCCGCGATCGCGGCGGGCGACACGATGGCGATCGGCAAGATTCTCGCCGAGGCCAACCCGGACAAATATCTGGAGAAGTATCAAGCCGAGAAGGACAAACAGGAGAAGGAGCAGGACAGTATCGCTGGCCAAGCCCGCGCGCAGTATAGCGATTGGGTCGCTTCGCCGGAGGGGCAGTCCGCCTCGCCTGACGAACGGATGAAGAAAGAAGCCGCGATTTATGGCGCCTTCAAGTCGCAGGGCGGCGCGCGTTTGCTGCCGCCGCTGACCGACGCCAACAAGCACTGGCAGGCCGGCGAGCTCGCCTCCTATCAGATGCCGTCGCCGGGCCAGCTGCAGATTGCTCGTGAGCCGGGCTGGGATGGGCCGGACGGCGCGCTGGAAGAGGCCAAGAAGATTAACCCGGATTTCAACCCGGCCAAGTACAAATCAGTGCAAGCCGTTCGGCAAAAATTCACAGCTGGTAAAGGGGCTGACGCCATCGCCTCCTACGTGCGGCTAGATCAGCATCTTCAATTTTTCAAGGGCCTCGTTACGAATTTGTCCGACGGAACTGATGTCAAGACGCTTAACGCTATTGCGAAATTGTGGGGCCAGCAAACCGGCAATTCGAATGTCTCATCCTATGAGACTGCGTTGGAATTAGTCGGCGATGAAATCGTCAAGGCGGCGACTGGAGCCGGCGTCGCTGGGGCGCTCAGCGATCGTGAGAATATCAAGAAGAATTTCGATCCGTCGCTTACCAAGGAACAGCTACGCGCTAACATCAACGCGGTGGAGGTGCTGGTCGGCGGCGCGATGACCTCGACGCTCAATCAAGCACGCCAAGCGCTCAGCCCGCAAGAGATGGCCGATGCTGTCGGCGGCCCAGAAGTGATGGAGCATTTTCACGTTGATCCTGCTACTGGCAAGCCGCGCGTCGATGGGGCCTACGACTTTGGCGGGCAGAAGTACGGCGTCGGGCCGGACGGGATTAAAGCGGATCAGGTTGCTCAGCCCGCTCAAGGCGCGGCGAAGGGCCCGCCCGGCGCGACCCGCAGCGCAACACTGGCGGATGGCCGCAAAGTCTATTTGGTTGGCGGCGCTTGGGTGGACGAGAGCGGAAAGCCCACCCAATGAGCCTGCTCGACGACAATCCCGTTCTTGATCAAACGCCGCCTTGGGCGCCGAAGGCTCCGCTCGCTCAGCCGGCGCCCAGCCCGGCGGCACCTGTTAAGATCGAAGCGTCAGCTCCTAAGATGACGCCCGAGACGCATCCGCACTATTTCAGCACCCCTGCCGCCCCTACCGCGCCCGGCGCGCCGGCGCAGACCGCTGCCGAGAAGCCGGCGGCGGGCGACTACATGGCGGTGGTGCGCCGACGCGAGAGCGGCGGCAACGACATGGCCGGCAACGGCGTCGCCTTCGGTCGCTACGCCTTCACGCCCAAGACGTGGCTGGGCGTCGCCGCCGCGCATCCCGAGCTCGGGCTAAAGCCCGAGGACATCTGGAGCGGCGACAAGCAGGATCAGGCGATGCAGGCGATCACCGCCGACAACGCTAAGGTTTTGGCCCAAAACGGTATCGCGGCTTCGCCGGGCAACCTCTACATGATGCATTTCCTCGGAACCGGAGGCGGGCCGAAGTTTCTAAAAGCGATGCAGGCTCAGCCGGGCGCCGACGCGGCGGCGATGTTTCCGCTTGAGGCGCGCTACAATCCGACGATCTTTTTTCAGAACGGTCAGCCGCGCTCGCTCGGTCAGATATACGCTTCGATGACGAAGGACTTCGGCGGAGCACTCTCCGACGGGCTTCAGACGAAATCCGTCGAAAATTCTGGGCTGCAAATCGCTTCCGACGCCATGTCCGATGCGACGAACGATTCTTCGTTGCCGCCGCTCCCGCCGGGCGCGAAATTGGACCCGCTCGGCGAGGCCGCGAAGATTGACGCGTCGAAAATTGACATTCCGCCGCTACCGCCCGGCGCCACGCTCGACTCGCAGGAAGCCTATCAGCAGGACGTGCAGGGCAAGTCCTATGAGTCCGAAGCGGAAAAGACGAAAGCGGCGAGCGAGAAACCGCTGAGCGTCTGGGAGGCGCTTTCGCCGTCTCGTTTCTTTCAAGCGCGAGAGGACCTTGGCAAAGGCGTTGCTTCCGGTCTCGCTCAAGACGTGACCGGCGCAGGCGAGCTACTGCCGAACGCCTTGGGCGGGGGAAAGGCGGCGGAGGCGACTCGCGCGCTGCAAGGTGTGGGCGACCCGACAGGACAGAAGATTGGTGAGGTTGGCGGTCTGCTCGCTCCTATCGGCGAAGGTCTGGCAGGAGTGGGCGCCAGCGCCAAGGCGTTGGTCGAAGAGGGACCAAAGCTGGCGACCATGGCGAAAGGCGCTTTGAGCGGCGCGCGTGGCGCGGGGCTCGCCGGGGCGATGACGCCAACCGGCGAGAGCGACGATGAACAGCGGGCCAAAGACAAGCTGGCTGACACCGGGCTCGGCGCGGTGACAGGGGCCGCTGCTGGCGGTGTGATCCCAGCGGCTTCTGGCGCGGTCAAGTGGGTTGGCAAGGAGGCAAGCACGCTCCTCGGAACCACGGCGAAGAAGGCTGTCGCCGAAGCCAAGACGCTCGCCGAGGAACTCCGCAGCGGCATCGATGCCGAGACCGGCAAGGCGCTGACCGCCGAAGAAAAGGCGGCGAAGGTCGCTCAGATCGAGAAGACGAACGCCAAGGCCCAAGGCGCCGGTGACGAGGCCGAGACAGTCGTTCATCAGGCGAAGATCGCCACTGAGGCGGCCAAGCCGGTCTCGACGCCCGAAGCGCTGGGCGAGCAGGTCCACGACACCGCGGTCAAGGACATGGAGTCCTTGAAGGCCGAGCGGACCGAAAAGTCAGGCTTCGACAAGGCGGTCAAGTCGGACGGCGGCGCGCCGTTGGTGCCGACTAGCCAATTCGCTGCCAAGGCTAAGGCAATGGAAGCTGAGACCAAGAGCCCGGAGCTGAAGACCGCGCTGGAGCAATTCCGCAAGTCGTTGACCAACGCGCCGAGCGTTAAGGGGCAACCGGTCGTCAAGGCAGTGTCGATCCGCCAGGCGCGCGAGATCATCGAGACGCTCAACAGAAGCATCGACGAGATGGCGCCGAATGCGGCTCATCGGCTTACCGAGGTCCGCGACGAGTTCTTGAAGCACCTAGAAGCGACGCATCCACAGATGAAGGCGGCGCGGTTGAAATACGCCGAATTGTCGCGGCCGCTCGACGTCTATGAGCGCACCGGCGCGCTCAAGAAAGCGGCGATGGAGGACCCCTACTCCGGCGCCGCAACGATGGACCCGGTCAAGATCAAGGCCGCCGTCACTGGCAAGACGCAGGCCGGCGCCGAGGCCCTGCAGAGGCTGATCGGGAAGAACCCGGCGATCAAGGAGTCGGTTCGCAACGTCCTGCAGCGTGAGCTGTACGGCGCCGGGGCGACGAACCGCACGCCGACCGCCGCGCAACTGCGCTCGTTCTTGCAGAACAATCGCATGACGCTGGAAAAGACTGGCCTTTACGACGAATTCTCCAAAGTGAAGCCGAGCCTTGAGGCGGTCGAGGCGGCGCCAAAGCGGGCGGCTGAGACGCAGCGTAACATTGCCGATTTGGCGAAGACCAAGGTCGACGCCACCACGGCGCGCAACAAGCTGAAGTCGCTACAGATCACGATGAACGAGCCGAAGAACACCCCGGCTCAGGTCGTGGCCGAGAGTAAATCGACGGCGGAGTGGCTGCGCGGCAGACAACTCATGACCGACAGCCAATACGAGAAATTCACCAGCGATCTTCGCGACGCTCAAAAGAGCATCGCCGAGGCCAAAACTCAGGAAGAGGCGCGGGACAGGGCTCGGTCATTGGCGGCCAAAGTCGGCGTCGGGCTCGGGCTCCTCGGGACCGCCGGCGAGCAGATATTCCAGCACAAGATCAGGCTCCAGTGAGCGACCTCCTCGACACGATCGACGCCGCTGCCGCCAGTCTGTTGGACGCGGCTGGTTTCGGTGCTAAGGTGGAAGGCGTCGAGCCGCCTAAGGTCGAACTCGCCGAGCGAGTGAACGCCTTCAAGGCGGTGGTCGACTGGGCCAAGACACGCAGCGCGTTGAAGCCGACGGAACCGGGAAAGTCGAAGTTCGATGCCATCCGAGACAAGTTCCGTGACCCGCCTAAGCGTCGAGGACGTGGCGCCGCGACCGAGAGCGGTCCCGAGCCCGCCGCCTCAGCCGAGCCCACCGACACCAACGGAGCCGACCTCTTCGACGCATGATACGATGGTCGCGACCTTCCGCAGCCTCGCCTACGTGCTTAGCGCTCGCGCTCTCCTGTTTCTGGCGCTGATCTTCTCCTTCGTTCTCGCCGTCATGGCGATGCTGAGCCAGACCCAGTTCTCGCTCTACGTCCTGTTGGCGGGGTCCGCCTTTACCGTCATCCCCGTCGCCTATCTGGAGACGCGCCGCCGAACCTGACGCATATCCATACTATAGTATCGAAACATGTCAAGCCAAAAGCGGTCCTCGACATAAAAATGAGGTGACAAAGTGCAGTGGGTCGGCGTCGGAAATCAGGCTAAACAACACCCCATTTACACGGCGGACGGTGCGGTCGTAGCGGGCGGAACGCCGCAGCTCGTGCTGCCGGTGACGCCGTCGCGCTCCTTCCTGATGCTCCAAAACCTGTCGGCGGGTTCGCTCTATTTCGAGTTCGGCTCGGCGCGCGCCACGGCGGCGTTGACCAGCGGCGTGATCTCGTCGATCACGGTGACGAACGCCGGTTTCAACTTCACCAAACCGCCGGTAGTGCGCTTCGCCGGCGGCGGCAATTCCGGCAACACCTCTTTCCTCGGTCTCAACCAGCCTGGTGGCGACAGTCCAAACTCGTCGATCACCGCCGGCCGTGTCGCGCGGGCGCACTGCGTGATGACCGGCACGGCGCCGAACCTGTTCGTCTCTTCGATCGTCATTGACGACGGCGGCGCCGGCTACGTCATCGCACCCTACGTCTTCATCTTCAATTCGGACCTTGACCCCTACGGCTGCGCCGCGCCGTCGGCGACCTCGGGACTGCTGATGGCGACCGGCGCGGCGCCGCTCATCCTCAACGGCTCGTCGTGCCCTACCGACTCGATCTCCGTCTACGGCGGCACGACTGCTTGGGCCTATCTCTGCCGCTGGATGACCTGACGTGGCGGCGCCGCTACCGACCGTCAACATCCAAGGCATCGGCGCTGTCGGCGCTGACCAGCTCAATACCTACGTCCAGACCGTGATCAATTTCGCGCAGCTGCGCACCTTCACCGGCCTGACGAACATGCTGGCGGCGGTGCAAGGCGGCTCGGCGCCGGGCGACGGGTTGGGCGGCTTCTTCTGGTACAACGCCGCCAGCACGGCGAGCGACAACGGAACGAGCATCATCGTTCCAAGCGGCGCGGTGCAGGGCGCATGGCTGAAGCTGTCGCCAGTCTACTCCTACCAGACGCCGACGACCGGCTTTTCGATCCAGCCGGCGAACGGCGTCACGTCGCTGCTGCTGGATCCAGCCGGAACGCTGGCGGCGGGCACGATCGTCTTTCCCGCGACGCCGATTGACGGTCAGATGTTCAACGTCTCGACCAGCCAGATCATCACCGCGCTGACGCTCTCGGCGCCGGCGGGTCAGACGATTCTTGGAACGATCACGACGCTCGCCGCCAACGCTCATGCCGCGTGGCAATACGTCGCCTCGGTCGCCAAGTGGTTCAGGGTGTCCTGATGGCGCCGCCGCTCCCCACCGTCACGCAGCAAGGACAGGGCGTCGTCGGCGCTGACCAGCTCAACACCTACGTCCAGACGGTGCAGAACTTCGCGCAGCTGCGCACCTTCGCCGCGCTCGACGACATGTGCGTGATGGCGCTCGGTGGCGCTGCGGAAGGTGACGGCAGCCAAGGTCTCTTCTGGTACGACGCCACCAGCACCGCGGCTGACAACAACACGACGGTGATCGTCCCGACCGGCAATCTGCAGGGCGCCTGGCTGCTGCTGCCACCGGGGTCCAACTCGCCGGGCAACTTTGCCAGCTTGACGGTCAGCGGCAACGCGACGATTGGCGGCAATCTCGCCGTCGGCGGTACGTTGAGCGTGACTGGCGTCGCCAGTTTTGCCGCTGACATCTTGATGACCGGCACAGGTGAGATCGAAATTCCGGCCGGCACGACCGGGCAGCGCAGCGCCTCGCCGGTAGCGGGCATGATCCGCTACAACACCTCGCTCAGCCAGTTCGAGGGCTACGGCGCTTCGTGGTCGCCGCTGGCGGGAACTGGCGTCGCTTTCCCGCCCGGCGGTCGGTTGACGCTGACCAGCGGTGTTCCGGTTCTCTCCGCGACCGTCACCGCGGCGAGCGGGCTCATCTACACGCCCTACGTCGGCGCCACCGTACCGCAATGGAACGGCTCGGCGTGGAGCTCGACGACTTTCGCTGAGATCAGCCAGTCGCTCAGCGACACGGTGAACTCGCCGGCCGCCGCGGTATCGGCGAGCGTCTACGACCTTTTCGTCTGGTTCAAGAGCGGCGTCGCGACACTCTCGCGCGGGCCAGTCTGGACGAACGTTACGACGCGCGCACAGGCGTTGTCGCGCGTACAGGGTTTCCTCGTCAATTCGCTCAGCATCACCAACGGTCCTGCCGCTGGCTATGGCCTGTGGGTCGGCACGATCATGACCGACACTTCCGCCGCGGCGGTGACGTTCGCTCCGAACCCGGCGGCGGCGGTCGGCGGTCCGTTCACCGGGTCGGGCGGCGGCAACTCCGGGGCGTGGGTCGGGCTGTGTAATGCGTTCAACCGCGTATCGTTGACGGCGGTCGCGCGCGACAGCTCGACGAGTTGGACCTACGCAACGGCGACGTGGCGCCAGGCCGACAACGCTCCTCAGAACCGTATCAGCTTCGTCGTTGGCTTCGGCGTTGCCGGCAGCTCGCCGGAGGATTCGATCTTCGCCGGATACACGTCCTATTCGACGACCGCCAGCTCGCAAATCGGGTACATCGGGGTGGGTATCAACAGCACTTCGTCTCCCTCCGGTCAGGTGGCTTCCAACGCGTCGAGTACTGATCCCAACAGCCAGACGGCGGCATATGCAGGCGTAACGAGCGCCGGGCAGCAGTACGTTCAGGCGCTCGAATACGCAGCCGGCGCGACGATCACCACCGTTGGCTCCACTGCGGTCGGCCAGCTCATGCAGCTCGTCGCACAGTTGAGGTTCTGAGATGCGCTGGCTCGTCCTATTCGCTTTGCTCGCTGCGCCGGCGCTCGCTCACGACGCTTGGTCCGACGGCTCGGCGGTTCCACCGTGGGTTAAGTCGATGTGCTGTGGCGAGGCCGACGCGCATCAGCTCGCCGACGGCGAGGCTTGGCAGGAAAGCGATGGTTGGCATTTCCGCGCCGTCGACGCGGTCGTTCCCGACACAAGCGTGCTGCCGAGCCAAGACGAGCACGTGTGGGCGTTTTGGAACCTGGCTTATGGGCGCGCCGCGCCAATCTACTGTCTGTTTATCCCGATGGGCGCCTGACAATGATCGCGCTCAAACCCTTCGTCGTCCCGACTGTCACAGCGCTCATCGGCATGGCGCTGCTGATCTTCTGGGCCTATGACAACTACGACGGCTGGGGTAAGTTCGTCCTTGGCGGAGGGTTTCTGGTCGCCGGGCTGTACGGCGTGTCCGAAGCGGCGGAAACGAGAAAGGACGACGAATCGTGACCGGCATAGCGCTCACCTCGACTCAACTCCTTGCCGCTGCGCCGAACGCGCTTCCGAACGTCGTCGCGGCGATCGTCGAGGACTGGCCGGTGCAGTCGGTTAAGTACCAGATCACCACGCGCAACCGGATGCTTGGCTTCCTGTCGGTGTGCATCGAAGAGTCCGGCGGTCTGACGGCGCTGGTTGAGGACGACAATTACTCCGCCGCACGCGCCGCGCAAGTCTTCCCGTCGATCTTCCCGACCGTCGCGTCGGCTGAACCCTACGCCGGCAACCCGGTAGCCTTCGCTAACAAGGTCTACGACGGACGCATGGGCAACATCCTCGGCTCCAACGACGGCTGGAATTTTCGAGGCCAGGGCTTGCTGCAGGTGACGGGGCGCGACGAATTTGCGGCGCTTTCCAAGGCGACTGGTCTATCCCTGCTGGCAAATCCGAACTTGGTCTCCAGCGACGAGTATCTGTTGGAGTGCGCGTTGGCGACCTTCAACATGTACGCCTACGGCAACATTCTCGTCCTATGCGACGCCGGCAATTTCGAAGGCGTCTGGGCGCTGGTCGGCGACGGCACGCCGAGCGGCCCGGTCGTCAATCTGGCGAACCACGAGGCCGCGCTCGCGGCGCTGGAGAAGACGCTGACGGCGCTGCGGCTAGCGTTTTCGCAACTGGAGAAGGTGATCCTGTGACCACGCTGGTCGTCGTCGGCATGAAGTCTGAGGCCAACATCGTCTCGACGATGCCCGACACGGTCGTCGTGATTGGCGCTGGCGCCGCCATCCAGCTGACTGCGGACATCGAAGCGGCGATCGCCGGCGGCTGCGACCACGTCTTGTCATTCGGAACCTGCGGCGCGCTGGCGCCGGACCTCGTCGCTGGACAACTGGTCGTCGGCACGCTGATCGAGGACGCGCCGAACCTCGACATCGACTGCGACGAGACGTGGGCCGCCAGCATCGAGGCGGCGACAGGCGCGACGCCGGTCAGCGTGACGACCGCCGCCACAACGGTGGCGACGGTCGCCGAGAAAGCCACGCTGTTCGCCTCGAGCCACGCCGACGTCGTCGATCTTGAATCCTGCGTCGCGGCGCGAGTCGCCAAGGCCCACAACCTGCCCTTCGCTGTGCTGCGCGCGGTTTCCGACGCCGCCGATCAGGACATCCCGCCCGCCGCGCTCGCGGCGCTGACCGCGACCGGAAATATCGACGTCGGGGCGATCATCGCGTCGCTGACGATCGACGACGATCAGATACCGGCGCTGCTGAAGCTGGCCGACACCTCGGCGCTGGCTTTCAACGCACTGGCGCAGGCGCTCGCCGACCTAGGCATAAACTACGGAGAGTGCTAGTATAGAGAAACCCCGCGCCCGGCGGTCTCCGAGCAAAAAGGAGAGTTGCCATGATTGGCTTAGCGATCGGCATCCTGTGGCTCGCGATCGGAGTGATCGTTCTCGGCGCGATCCTCTACATCCTGTTCTGGGCGGTTCGCATGTTCTTCCCGATTCCGCCCAACGTCGAGAAGGCGGTATGGGCCGTGTTCGGAATTCTCATCCTGATCTACTTGCTGATGGCGGTCGAAGGGGGCACTCTTCCCCATCCCGCTTTGTTTCGATAACCGGGAGAGTCAGGTTCCCGATCTCCCGCCTGAGCCGCGCCCACCGGGACCGATCTGCACGAATTGCTGAACCTGCGCGATGAACGAATTAGAGAGGACGAAGAATGGAAATCGGCCCGAACATCAAAGGGTACATCAACCTCGTCATCGCCATCTGCGGCGTGATCGGGACAGTCGGCGTGAGCGCCTTTCCCGACTACATCCCGCCGGGCGTGGCGAAGGACGTCGTCCAGACCGCCGCGCTGATTTTCGCGATCTACGGCGGTCTCAACAGCGCCGGGAATTTCCTGTCGTCCAACCAGCCGGGTCTCTTCGCTCCCAAGGATCCACCCGTCGTGGTGGCGGCGAAGAAAGTGGCTGATCTGCCCTCGACGGCGACCTCTGCGGCGATAGCGGGGGCCAAGGCGTCGGCCGTGTCCGCCATCGACGCGCATCAACCGTGAGATAAGAAGATGCTCGTCGTCGCGATCCTCGGAACCATCGGCGCCGTCGTCTGGACGGTGTTGGCGATCCAAGCGAAGGCTTTGTCAAAGGCGCCTTCACTGGGGTTTGAGGGTGGCGGATTAGTTGCGATTATGTGGCTGATCGTGGCGGCGTTGTGGGCCGTGTGGTGGTTCGCATGATCCTCATCGTTGTCGCCGCCGCGTCCGCAGCCGCTGGCGTCATCTTCGGCATGTGGGCGGAGCGCCGCAGCATCGCCGCGAACGACGCGCGCGTGAAGCAAACAATCTGTGACCTCGGCGCGGCGATCGCGCAGGGGATTAGCATCGACCAGAAGGAAACTACGCCATGAGAAAATTGTTCGTTTCAATGATCGTCGCCCCGGCGATCATGCTCGCCGCCTGCACCTCAACCGAAGTTCAGGCCAACGTGTTGGCGGCTTGCCAGGCGCTCGGCGCCGGGGCGTCCGCCGTCGCCACTGTCGCCGGGCTCCTGCCCGATGGGACGGAGGTTTCCTCTGTGGTCACAGGGATCGTGACCGATGTGACCAACGACTGCCCGGCCTTCGCCAGCGACGTCGCCAACGCGGTGGCGGCGATCTCGAACATCGGCGGGTCGGGCACCGTGTCGGTGGCGGCGCAGACTGCGTCGATGAAGGCTCGCGGCGAGCGGATGCGGGTGTCGGCGCCGTTCCACTTCGGTCCCTACGGCAGCTAACGAGGAGGCCCCATGCGGCCCGTACTCGAAATCGGCGCAGCCGTCATAGGCGTGGTCGCGTTCCTGTACCTCGTGTTTGTGGTCGTCGCGTGGGGCGTCGTTCCGTGGATCATTGATAAGTTCAGAGGGTGGCATGCCAAACTCAGTTAGCGTCGCCGCGACCTCGAGCAGCGGTATCGACTACACCATCGCCCTAACCGTCACCGGACCGAAAACGGCGACGATCGATCTCGGCAACGGAGAGAGCTACGCGCTGACCGGAATGCAGCGCAACGGTGATTCAGCGACCTGCCAAACCTCAGTGCTGTTCGCCACAGCCCAAGTCGCGGTGCTGGTCGGTCCAGCGTCGGTCGAGATCGAAGTCAGCGGCATTTGGCTTGCCCCTCCGCCCGCAACCTATGCGATCAGTGCGGCTGACAGCGCCGCCATCATCGCTTGGCTGCAGAACTTCCCCGAAGGAGGCGCCGCAGTGGTCTTCCCGTACGAATTTGGAAAAGGGCCGCCCTTGTCGTTTCCGTTCAAGTTCGGCCGCCGCAGGATGGTCGCACCGAAGGCGTGCATGCGCTTCCGTGACTATCAGCTATTGAGCTTCCCTGGCGCGCCGGCATCGGGGGATTACCGTCCACAGGCTGCGCAGGCGCTCGCCCAGATGTACGACAACGATACACTGGGCGACTGCGTCATCGCCTGGATGGCTCACGCGATCGGCGTCTTTACCGGCAACGCCAGCGGCACGCCGGATATTTTCTCGACGCAGGATATCGTCTCGATGTACGCGGCGATCGGCGGCTACAACCCGGCCGACCCAAGCACCGACCAGGGCTGCGACGAGAACACCGCGCTCGACTACTGGCAGGCGACTGGCTTCGTCGGTCACAAGATCAGTGGCATCCTGTCGGTCGACGCCACCAATCCGAAAGAGTGCGCGGCCGCGGTCTGGCTGTTCGAGAATCTGATGTTCGGCGTGGCGTTGCCCGACGAGTGGACGCACCCGACTCCCGCCGGCTCCGGCTTCGTCTGGGACGTTGCCGGTGATCCTGACCCAGATCAGGGCCACTGCTTCGGCTCGGCGTCGTGGGACGAGAATGGCGTCGGGGTGCAGTCGTGGGGCATGAGCGGGTCGATCACTTATGCGGCCGTCGCGAAGTACGCCGTCGCCTCAGCTGGAGGGCAACTGTTCAGCGTCATCACGCCCGAGATCCTCAACAAGGCGACGCTGAAGTCCCCGGCTGGGTTTGACTTCAATCAGCTCACTGCCGACTTCGTCGGCATGGGCGGTACGGTGACGACCGCGCAGCCGCCAAACCCGACGCTGGTCGGGAAGAAGGCGTGACGAGATCGAAGTTCCACGGCGCCTCGTGGGCGCTTCTGGTACGACGGGCTGAAGGAGGAAAGATCGCACGCATGGCTGAGACAGAGAGGCGGATGCGAGAAGCCTGTGCCGATCCCGACCGTCGTGCGCGTCTCGTGCAGATCGTCGGCGAAGCGCCGCTGAAACGGTTCTCTGGAGCTGCTTGAGTATGGCTATGGCGAAGACCCCGTTAGGGCGTGAGGACAACATCGTGACGGAACCCAGGAATGGAGGCAGCCGTCCGGTCCCCGATCCGACCGCGCTGACCAACGAGCTCGTCGCACAGGCGACGCTGGCGCTGCGAGAATTTCTTGAGTCTCAAATCGCCAACGTCAAAGAACTATCCGACCAGAAAGTTCAAGCACTCACTGAGACAGTGGCTGTCTTCAAGACGGCGGTCAACGAACGGTTTCAACTTGGCGACGTCCAGACCGAGAAGGCGGCGCGCGACGTGAAGTCGGCCGTCGATGCGGCCTTCGCGGCGGCGAAAGAGGCCGTCGGCGAACAGAACAAGTCGAACGCCTTGTCCATCGCCAAGAGCGAACTCGCCACCACGAAACAGATCGACCAGATCGTCGAGAACCAACGAGTCTCGACCAAAAACACCGATGACAAGATCGACACGCTCAAGAGCAACTCCGACGACAAGTTCGCTGACCTGAAGAACCGTTTGGTCGCAATGGAGGCGCGCGGCAGCGTGATGGATCCAGCCACCGCGAAAGCCATCAGCGACATGGCTCATTCGTTGTCAAACTTACGGGCTGGTTCGGATAACGGGGTGGGGCGAGACCAGCAAACTGATCGCATCGGTAATCTGGTGGTCGGATTCTTCGCGGTGCTCGCCACTTTGATCTCGCTGGTCGCTATCATCCTTCACTTCGTTCATTGACGGCGCTGATCCCCGCTGCGCCGGTCATGCAGGGGAAGTAGGGCCACGTCACGGCACGATAAATCCATCGACGATGCTGCCGTGAAACGCGCAGGCCGGTTTTTTCGGCCCATGCGCAGCTACGGTGTAGTTGATGCTTGGAGTGATGGTGACGCGCTCAAACCAGTCGGTTGCGCCGGGCATTGGCGTCGCCTGCCAGCGTCTCGGCTCTTCTTCCCGAACGCTCTCACCGAGCAGGATTGAACACGCAAATGGTTTGCCACAGCGAGGGCACCAGAACGACAATTCCCAGTCTTCGGTCGGCGCCATCATTACCGGGTGCTGCGTTGTAGCCTTCATAATCTGACGAACGTTGGGGCTGAGATCGGCCAAGCGCATCTCGTCTCTCCATTATTCCGGCGCGCGAAGGTCGCGGGCGCAGATGGCTTCGTCTTTTCGTAGCACTTCGCCGGTGTCGAGATTGAGAACGATGACACGGCTCCTACGGTTGCCGCCGACCGGCAGCGTCGCCGCGAAATTCATCGCTTCGGTGGCGCTCATGCGATGCCACGTTCTGTGTTCACGCGAGCGACCATCTTCGCTATCTCGCGTGTGGAGAATCTGAGTGACCATCTTACGTCAGCCCCATCGCCGGTCCTGCGGCGAGAAGAACGGCGAGGAGGGGGAGGGTGAGGCGGGTCATGGGAGGGCTCCTTTGCCGTGGCGCTCTAACTCGTGAACATCACGGCATGAAGGGTTGCCGCAGACGTGAACGCTCTGCTTGCCGGCGGAATCAATCGCGCAATCGGAACAAGCGAAGATGGTCGGCTTGCCGCAGACTACACACGGAGCGAGCGTGAACGGGCAATCGTTGTGGCCGACATGCGTTCCGCCGCAAGTTGGGCAGTTCTCAATGCTCATGCGCTCATTCCTTCCATTCGCCCAACGCGGGATGCGCTGGGGGTTTGCAGTCACTTGGCGAGCAGCCACACCATGATCTTCGCCAGCGTCCCAGAATCGCAAGCGTAGCCGCGCTCGACCCGACTTAGAGTCGCGTGTGAAACGCCAATCTGCTTTGCGAGCGCTCGCACAGTGAGCGACCGCGAGTCGCGATAGCCGGATAGCGCCAGACCGAGCTTCATCCCTTCCCCTTTCGTATGTCTTCGAGAGTTGAGCGGGCGAGGCGGAAGTCTCTAACGATGACCCCCGGTGCGTATCGTCTATTATCGTGCCCTGGAGGATACTTTCCCTCGAAACTACGGGCGCATTTGCCAAACGGCTCCAGCGCCTTCTCCGCACGGTCGAGTAGGGCGCGGAGGGTGGCGATCGTGGCGTCGCGGGGGTCGGGCGGCGAATCCCAAGTGCAGTATTCTGTCTTGCGATCGCCCGTGTTGCGCCAACCGACCATCGTCGGACAATCACAAGGCTTTGTCAGTCCGACGGCTTCTGCGCCACACCCGCAGCATTTGAACGGAGCCATCCCCTCATCCCTCCTTGCTGGCACGGTCGGCTGACCGCTTGATCCGCTCGATTTCGTCGTCTAGAGCGCGCTCTAGTGTCGCCTTAAAATCAAGCTCGTCGTTTATCCAGACTTCGCAGCCAGAGACGTCTATCTTGAGCACGATCGCACGCGGATTGTCGCCGGTCGACGAAATATCAACCTCTGGCCCAAATGATGTGACAAGCGCGCGCCAACGAGCCGCGTCTTTCGACGCCACCGCCTCCGGGCTCATATCAACCTCAGCCATTCCCTCATCCCTCCTTGCGGGCGCGGAGCTTCGCAGCCCACTCGCTGATTAAACTCCAGACATCGCCCATGTGTTCAAGGCCACCCGGCGTATCAACGAAACCTGCTTCTTGTTGCCGGAGATATTCGTCATGGATTCCGACAATATCGTCGCAAATCTGCTTCTCCACCGACTCTGCGGTAGAGGGGGATTCGGCGGCGTGGCTCCCAAGCACCATTTGGAAGCCCGGTAGATGTTCTCTGGCGGGTCGGCTGGGGTAGTGTGCCACGAGCGACTCGACGATGCGGCCGGCCTCGTCAAAGTCCATGCTGGCATTGGCGCAGAGCTTCTCACTCATCGCGGGGCTCCTTTGGTGGGGTGGTCACGGCTCAATGTTCTCTGCAATCAACACGTCAGATATGAGTTCTACGATCGTAGGCGAGAACGTGCGAAGCTCTTGCGCCATTTGCCGTTGTTCTCACGGCGCCATTTCGCGCCTGCACGTGCGCAGTTATATGCTTCATCGACCATCGCTTGATCACTCTCGGGGCGTTCCCCACACGCTATTGCGAACTGCCGATTTCGCGCCCACTCGGCGACACGGCGCTCAAAATCTGTGTCGCGCGCCAGCAAGATAAACATCGGCTCGTCAGGCAGCGCGTTCCCGTAGCAATCGAATGAACCTGGATTGTTCTTGGTTCCCATCTCATCCCTCCTTGCGGGCGCGGTCATTTTACCACGCAAGAGCCAAAAAGCTGCGCTAGTCCTTGCAATTGAACGCTTAATAGCGCGTCGGTTTCAGAGGTTAATTTGCTCGCCTGCTCCATCAGCATTGCGGCATGAAAAGCGTTGTCGCCACGCAGAAAGACGCCGGGCCAGTCGTCATCTCCAAATTGAATCGGCCCCGTTTCAACACGTCCGCTGGTTTCCGGCATCGACAGTTTGCGAATCTCACTCATCGCGCGCCTCCTTTGGTCTGCGCCTCAGCCTCAGCCTCAAGCTCGGCGGCGCGGCCGATCTCGTTGCCAATATGCTTGAGTGCTGCCTCCCATCCTGCACCGAATAGCGGGCCGATTGGCGCTGGGCCTATAAGGTGGCTATCCGCGATCACCTTCGCCATTGCCTCGACGCATTCCCGCAGCCCAGCGGCATGGGCGCGGCGGGCGAAGGCGAGTACAAGCTTTGTCGCAAGCCCGATTGCGCGATCAATATACTTTTGCTCTTCGCCGGTGTTGAGGCACCGCACATATCGCACAGGGTCTGCATAGTGCGACGCGCAGTCCGCCAAGATTTCGATCGCAAGCTCTCTCGCCTCGGTATCGAAGCGGTCGGGGGGAGGGGTCATGGCTTGGACTCTCGTTCTCTGCGTTCGATCATTTTGGTGAGTTCGTGTAGGTCTGGCTCTGAGGTCATAACGAAATCGAGCGTCGACTCGTTTGGCGTTCGGACAAAAACGGAAATCTTCACGCCGGGCATGAACAGCCACAGCATATTGTCCATGTGCGCCGCAACTTCGTCTTGCACTTCGGCGAGCGTCAATTTCGTTTTTTTCCCATGAGAATGGCGAGAAGAAACACGACGGAGGCGGCGGGGACTGCTATAATCGCAATCACAGTCGCGAGTAGAACATCGCCGACTGTGATTGCGTGGTGAAGGATAGCATCCATCTTTTCATCCTTCCTTGCGTGGCTCTACCGACAGGTACAAGTGCAGCGGCGAGTTCCACCATCAACAAATAGTCCCTCGTTGTTCTTCATGCGCGGGCGCTTGCTATATGGCACGAAGTCACGGTCTATTGGGGCCAACACGAAGCGCGCTGAGGGTGTGGTGGGCTTGACATCACTCGGTGTTGATTTCCAGTTTGGGTCATAAAGCATTCATCAATCCCTTCTTGCACGGATCGTGGCAGCACATTCCCGCGCTTTAAGTTGACTGTCTGATCCGTTAAGGCAATCAGCAGCTAGTTTGTCGCACACTACAGCACATGCCTCCCGTTCCTTCTCCACCGCCTCTGCAACAGAGGGGGATTCGGCGTATCGGCGATTGAGCGCGTCAACGATGTATTCGGCGATATGCCACTCGCAGACAGCGATATTGACGCCCTCGTGGGTTCCGTTCTCAATCACAGCCTGACCATCGTCCAACGGACGGCTGCGGATGAACCAAGGCAGGTGCGGAATCTCACTCATCGCGGGGCTCCTTTGGTGGGGTGGGGACTGCGCCCCATTGATCAGCCATCGCGGCGGCGATACCTGTCAACGTTCGGCTTCGTTCTTTCCAACGATCGGGACCAGGTGATTCGTAATGCACGCGCGGTTCACGCCCCGATACAATCTTGGTCGGCTTGAGCGGCGGCAGATTTTTCAGCCAGAGACAGGTCGCCTTTGTCTCGCCGTGGCCGAACTGCCACGGCTGGATGATCTGGTCCGGCTTGCGGATGCGACTCGATATAATCGAGATCGGATTTTCGAGCGCGATGCATGGTATATCCGCATCAAGAAGTTCCCGAACGAACAGCAAAGCTTCTTTCTGCTCAGCAACCTTATCCTTAAACCAGCGCGCGCCGCTGACGGCCAAATGGGTGCAAGGAGGATGAGCAATCAGCAAATCCCAATCACCAAAACTCAAGCATCCTCGAACGTCGTTTTGATAGTGGTGCGGTGAGCTATCTTCCGCCGGCAAAAGATCGCAGGACCACGCATCATGCCCGCGATCACGGAAAGCGCGGCGCACGCCCCCCGAAAATTCGCAGGCGACCAACACCCTCATTTCCCCTCTCCCTTCTTCGCCTCAGCCTCAAGCTCGGCGGCGCGGCGCTCAAATTCATCGCGTAGATTTTGAAAGGACCACCATGTCGGCGTGTTTTCAAATTGCTTCAACGACGCGGCATAGGCTTCAATATAACCGACGCTATTTCTCAACCCCTCCACTTTCCCAGCGGCATGGGCGCGGCGTAGGGCGCGAGCGATTGCAGGCTCAAATTCAGCGATACCACCAGCTAGGGGTATCGCCTCGGTCTCGAAGCGGTCGGGGGGAGGGGTCATGTCTGGGTCTCGGGTGGGGAGGGGAGCGGACGCCAGCCAACTATCTCGAACAAGTCGTCGCCAACATTGAACCCCTCAAATGCGTCGTGCAGGTTGCCGTCAGAATTAGTCCACTGGTCGTCGAACCAGACGGCATTTTCCACTCGAAATTCGACCGCGAGTTGCTTCGTACCGTCCGCATTCATGAAATATGAGCGGCACCACAGGTCGATTGGCTGCATATCGCTCTGACGCGGCGCGCTCTCAATCGGCCGCCACTCATTCTCCGCGCGCAGCTTCGCCAGTTCGGCGCGGGCGGAGTCGCGTTGGGCGAGCATGGCGGCAGCGTCAGCCAGCGCTTTCTCTTTAAGACGGTAAATTCGTAGATTTGAATCTTCACTATCTCGCAGTTGTTGAAGTACTTCGGCATCAGAAAGATGGCACGCTGGAACCGATATAGCGTTTGGGCCGAAATGATCGCGCGCCGCCTCGCGTGTTGTGAACGTCTCGCCACAATGAAAGCATCGCCAACTTTGCTCCGCTCGCTCTGCTCTGGCGAGCAGAGATTCGAGAAAATTGGCAGAGTCCCTGTGGTCTTCCCAGTTGCGGGCATCATCCTTGCGTAGATCGGCGATCTTTTTCCTCACCGCCTCCGCAGACGTATCGACCTCAGCCATTGGGGTTCTCCTTGGCGCGCAGGGCGGAACGGGCGCGGCGAAGGTCGCCAACCCGAATATGTGGGGCCTCGTTGTGCTGCATCATCGGTCGAAACATGTCGCGGTCAGACTCATCAGAGCCCACGTCACGTTCTGCCTTGATAGCAAACGGCTCCAGCGCCGCCCGCAACTCCGCGATCGCCTTCGTCTGGGCGTCGAAGGCGTCGAGCAACACGCCGATGCGGTCGGGGGAGCAGCGGGCGATGTGAAGTAAATTGGCCGCTGCCTCAGCCTTTGGCGGGCAGTCGTTTGCTCCGTCTTCGATTTGATCTAGACCGTTATTGACGTAGACTTGGCCGATTGCCCCCATATG